ACCGAAGCGATGGTTGTAGTCACTAGAACTGGCGAGAAGTACCATACGGCGGGTTGCCGATATGTGACGGGCAAGACTGACACCAGGACAATCCCCCTGTCACAGGCAAAGGGAGAAGGCTACACACCATGTAGTGTGTGCAATCCTCCTCAATAGTCGTCAGGTCTTTTGGCAAAGGCCTTCTCAAGGGACCTATCCGCGCGGTCTGAACTGCAGCACATTGCTCGGCTTTGCCGCAGGCTTCTCGACCTTCGCCGTCTCATATATCCACGACGGGTCGAACTCCTCAGGAATATCCTCGAGCGCCTGGTCTAAGGCGGCCTTATCGAACAGCGGGCACAGATCCACCCTTGTCCGCCATAGCTCGTTCCCGGCCTGCCCTCTGAGCCATTCCTTGTCGATCGCCCAACTGCCCGACAGTGTCACGTATCCATGATCCAGCCAGCTGAAACCCCACTTCAGGATCCTCATCTGCCTGCACCTGTTGAGCGTCCTCTGGATCTCATCCTCGGGGTGCGCTCGTACGGGGCTCACAGTCCGACAGTACGCCTCAGTGTTCGGGAGCTCGTAGCCCTTCCGCCAGCACGCGTGCACGTCCTTCAATTTCGCGATCCCGCCGCGGTCGAGTTCCTCTCCGTCCACCTTGAGCGCCGCGGTCTTCCAGTTGCCGACCAGGTCCCAGAGGCGCAGAGCTTTCGGGAGGTCGGCGAAAGGGTACTCTGCCGTATGTCTAGCGTCTTTACCATCACCCGATGTCGTCCAGCTCGCGGACTTCTCGGCTTCCGCAAGGGCGAACTGGAAATTTGGGGAGGGGCTGAGGCCGAAATGGATCTTAATCATGTCAGTCTCCGAACCCGCCGATGGTATCAGTCCCCGCGCCCTGGTTGTCCCAGTACATAGAGCGCTCCACCATGACCTTCTTTCCCGCTGATCTGCTGGTCACGGTGATCGACGCATATCCCTGAGCCAGCCTGTCTGCCATGTTGTAGGTCTTGCGCGCGTTTGCGGGTATCGAGTCCTTGAACGTTACGCTCTTAGCGCCTGACCGCCCGAGGTACGAGATTTCCACATCGACCGCACTCGCGTTCGGGTTCTGCACCAGGGTCCATGTCTGGTATCCGGCCCCCGAATAGCCGTCGGGCAAATAGAAGGTGCCGTGAGGCGCGGCCATTCCTATCGAGTCGTGGCATGCCTCGCCCGTCCCGTTCGTCCAGTACATAGAGCGCTCAGCAATGATCGGCTGGCTCCCCCGCACATGGGTTGATACATCTACGTCGAGCCCCAGCTGGTCGTTCACCCTTATCGTGCGCCTGGACTGTGGCGGCATCTGGAAGGTGGGACCCACTACAGCGCCCGTCTTGGTCATGTAGTCGATCGCGATATCGGTCGGCGTGCCGTGTGGGTTCTGAACCAGCACATAGGTTATGAACCGTGAGGGATAGCCGGTGGCGCCCTCCGCAAGATAGAAGTCCTGGGCAGGTGTTGTGGTACCGATCGAGTCATGACCTTCGCGCATTGAGTTTCGGTACATCGCCCGTTCAGGGATCACGGGCACGTCGGACTCCACCTTGATGCTGGCATCCCTGGGGCCGATGTCCTCCTGCATGTTGAACGTTTTCCGGCTCTTGGCGGGCACCTTGTGATGCACGACCAGGGGGCCGTCCTCCTCCGTCATGTACGTCACAGCGCAATCCGCCTCTTTGCTCTGCGGATTTTGGATGAGCAGCCAGGTGGTGAACCCCCACTTGGCCGAGCCCTCGGGCAGGTACCAGACTGTCGCTGGCGCGGTCACGCCGACCGACGAGTGCCCCTCGCTATAGTTGCCGGCCTGGTCCTTCCAGGTCATACGCCGGTCCACACAGATCGTCTTCTGCCACCCCATGCCGTCTCTTGCAGCCTCGATCTTGGTGGAGAAATCGCGGTGCCCTATCCGGTCCGCGGGCATCAGCGTCGTCTGGCTGAGAGGTGCCAGCTCTACGTCATCGTTGAACACCTTCCCGCTACCGGTCATGTAGTAGACGGTCGCCTTGACCTTCTCGTCGTTCGGGTTGGCGATGTTGATCAACGTTTCGAACCCGTAGTCGGTCGAACCCTCGGCGAGATACCAGACAGGGGTAACGGTCTCGGCTGCCTTTGCTGTTGCCAGGGGCAGGAGCAGAGTGACCAGGAATAGCAACGTGATTGAGGTCGTGCAGAACCGAAAGGCCTTGCTTCTCATAACGCACTCCATTCATCACTGGCGGTTGCCATGCCAGTTTACGTATCAGGATTCTGGTCGCGCTCTACCTTCTCCTTTGCGGCCAGCTCCCGTTCCTTCGCCAGGACGATATGCATGATGATCTCGACATCGGCGGGGGAAAGGGCGGGATCTGCGGTGAGTACTACCTCGATATCCTTCGCGCCGGTCTCGAACTTCTCCAGGGCTTCCGCCACGAAGACGGCGTCGAAGTCCTCGTAGAGCTGCTCATGTGTGATGTCCAGAACGTTGAGGACTCTTCTTAGCCTTGCCGCTTGTGGCTCATGCTTCCCGGTTTCCCATTGCGAAAGCGTAGTCTTACTGACCCCCGACCTCTTGGCCACTTCGTCGAGGCTCAATCCCCTGAACTTCCGTACCTTTCGCAGACGCTCTCCTATCTCCATGAAGGCATTATATAGCCGCCTGCCTGCTCCGGTTTCAAATAGTTTTGAAAACTTTGCCGAAAAGGTTTGACAAACGGAACATGGCGAGAATATAATCTCATCGTGTTAGGTATATGGAACTTTCTACGAACAGGATTGAGATGAAGGCTTACAATGTTTTGTCCCTCCTCATGAAGAACCGCACCATGACTGGCCGCGAACTGGCTAACCAGACCGGGCTCGGCAATTCGGTCATCAGCCAGATAGTCAACGGTCGTGTGGTTCCCACGGACGAGGAGCTTGAGAAAATCTGCGTCGCCCTCGGTGTTGCTCCGGAGCAGATCTATCCGAGCGACGCGATGCGGGAGGCGCTGGCGGAATGACGCCCGAGCAGGAACAAGCAGCAGAGGAGCGCCTTGCCGCCCTACTGCTGAGAGGGGACGAAAGGCTCGACGAACGAGATCGCCAGGAGCGGCTGGCGGCAATAGGGGGTAACCATGCACACGAGACTGATCTGCCTTGTGAACGAGGCGCTCGACCTGAATCTCGAGGCCAGCGCCACCCTGCTTGACGACGACCTGCAGCTACTCTCGGAACAGGTCCAGGCAAAGCAGCAGGAGATCCAAACGGAGCTTGACAAGACCCAGCTGGCAATCGATGAGGCGTTCGGGAAGCTCCACCACAAGGGCACCTGGGAGGACGGCCACAAGTTCGGCCAGGTCCTCAAGAGCTTGATTCACCTGTTCAACATCATGCGCAAGTTGCTCATCCAGCAAGGGCGGGTGGAGTTGCTAGAGGACGGTATCAAGCACGCGCAGTTCGATCGAATCAGCAGAGTCCGCGGCATCGAGGTCAACCAGGCGTCGGTGCTGGAATTCACGCGCACTGAGATCTGCGCAGTCTACAGCGGTAACAACGTCGCATAGCGGCAAGGACACAGGGGGTAACGACATGACAGCAAAATCATTGCCGAGTGGGATCGCCGCTATTGACGAGCGACCCCGCCGTCTCCCGCGCCTGGGGATCGTCAGGCCCGGCGAGAAGGTCGAGAACACGAAGGGGGGCAAGGACTATCCCCGCGAGCTCGACTACTTCAACCTGACCGACGCGCCCGCCATCGCTCTCTACTACAGCAGGCTCAAGGTCGCCGATCTCGAGCGGGAGCTTGCCGAGAACAACATGGGTCACGACCTGCGCGAACTGAGGATGAAGCAGCACGCACTGCTTACAGAGCTGCTCGCGCGGGTCCCCGAGGGTGCGCTACCCGATGAGGCGACCTCGAAGGCACTGAGCGAGACCCTCAAGTGCCGCGAGCTCGACATACTGTTCCCCTCCAACGAGCGCTCCATGATCCTCGACACCTGCTATAAGAAGTACGGCGCGGGTGGGTTCTGGCAGTGCCGAGGGAACGGGGTTGTCGCCGTAGACCGTGATAATCCCGCGGAATTCGATTGCCCCGGCGAGGAATGCCCGAAGGTCAAGGGTGAGCGCAACGAAAAGGGCAAGCTCATTAAGTCGTGCAAGCGCATGATGACGCTCACGTTCCTCGCCTACAAGACCCGCGGCATGGGCGTCTATCAGTACACGACCACGGGATGGCAGCCTATCGGGGACACCCTCGGGACACTGGACATGTTCGACGCGATGTTCCGAGAATTCGGAGGTTTCGCGGGCATACCCATGAAGCTGCTCCGCCGCCCTTACAATACGAGCCATGTCGATGAGGACGGGAAGCGGCACGGGCAGATCCATCACGGCATCATCATCGACATCGCCGCGAGCCTCGAGGACGTGCAGAGGGTGCGGATCGGCAGCGGGAAGATGGAGATCGCGCCCATGCTCGAAGAATGTGATCCCTCCATGTACCCCGCGCCTTACCGCGAAGAGACCGACAGGGCTGCTCTCCCGCCCGCGCAGGAGGCCGTGGTGATCGAGCATCCCGCCGTCCAGGTGGTGCCCGACGAGTCCGCAGAAGAGGCCGAACCTGCCGCGCCCGCTGATGACCAGAATGCGGAGGTCAATAACATCATCATGGGCTTCCGCGAGTGCAATATCCCCGAGGCCGAATGGCCTGCGTTCTTCGCGAACTACGAAGGCCGACTTCCCGAGCTCGACAAATATCTGAGCACGCTGCTCGACTCCCAGCTCGCCCCGATCCCCGAGGCCCCGAAGGCCGCTCCAAAGCGCCAGGCGAAGCCCGCCGAGCCCACGATCGAGAAGCCTGCGCAGGCGACTGACCAGGGGAGGTGGACGATTTGAGGCAGTCACACTCGCACCTCAAGCTCTTCGCGGCATGCCCGAGTGCCGAGTACGCGAAGTACCACATGGACCTTCCCGAGACCACCTCTGACGATGCAGAGCGCGGGTCACGCGAGCACAGGGTGTTCTACGACTACGGCGTCTATTGCGAGGCGGCAGGTGTGGCGACCGATCTCGATTACCTCAGGGGCCGCCTGGGCACCGACGAGGACCTGGAGATCTACGAGAAGTTCGCGGACACCCACGCGTTTGACTTCACAGTCCCCAACCACTTTGAGGCGGTCTTCGACGTGTGGGTTGACGATCATGAGTTTCGCTCGATCATCGACCACATTGAAGACCGCGGCGAGCTGGTCGTCATCTCAGACTTCAAGACCGACCACAAGATACGGCCACAGTCGGAGGTCGAGAAGGACCTGCAGTTGCGCAGGTACGCAGTTGTCGCCTCCAAGGTGTTCACCGATGCACGCGAGTTCCGCTGCCGCATGGACTTCGTCAGGCACGGCGTCGTCCGCGAGGTGACATACGACCTCGGGCAGGTGGCAGAGTTCGAGCTGCAACTGATCGCGGACATCGAGCAGGTCGAGAACGCGACCGAATGGCCTGCGACCCCTGGGACACAGTGCGACTGGTGCTCCTACACGAAGGGCTGCCCCGCGGTGGAGGCCGAGAACATCGACGTCGTGACGAATGCCGAGCAGGCCGTGGCCGCAGCTGCGCAGTTCATCGTCCTGGAAGCGAGGCGAGCCGTGGTGAAGGCCCCGCTTGCCGAATGGTGCAACGTCGAGGGCGCGGTCACAACCAACGGCAAGGACGTCGGCTACTTCGCTCAGCTTGAGTTCGCTTACCCCGATCTCGAGAAGGTCAAGGCCGTGTGTGAAGAGCACGGACAGGACTACACGTCATTCCTCAAGGCCGACGCTTCGAAGCTCAAGAAGGCGGGGGAGAAAGACCCCGCGTTCGGCGAGGCTCTCGCTGCGATCGCCGTCAACAGGTCCAAGTCAGTGTTCAAATCAAAAAAGGCGGTGCCAGCATGAAGGTAACCCAACTCGAACTCTCCAACATCACGCGCTACAAGCAGACCAGCATGGCCTTTCCCTCCCCACTCTCCGTGATCGTCGGCTCCAACGCCGATGGCAAGACCACGATCTACGACGCGATCACCGCGCTGTTGACTGGGGCCAACGATCGCACTGACAAGGCGGGCAAGGGCCAGGAGGCATTCGTCAGCTACGGCGAGCAGCAGGGGTCGATCTCAGCGTCGATCAGCAACAATGGTGCCGAGCCTATCGTCGTAACGCGCTTCATCCCAGGCGAGCTGCTGATCGAGGGGATGCACGGCAACAAGACGATCCTCCAAGCTGGCCTCTGCAAGTACCTGGGGGCCGACATGGGCGCGCTCTCCGCGGCTCTCTCGACCACGGCGTTCATCGACGCGAAACCGAGCGACCAGAAGAGCCTGCTGTTCGGGCTGCTGGGGCTCGAGGCGGGGGGCTACGGCTTCATCGACGAGATCACCGCCGCGGTTCCCGAGGGTCTGCAAGAAGCGGCCAGGGCTTACCTCGAGGGCAAGATGCCGAACGCCCTGTACGTTCAAGGGGGCATCGGGGAGATCTTCACGGCCCTCCACAAGTACGTTTACGATGCTCGCCGTGACGTCAAGCGCGACCTCAAGAACATGGGCGAGCTCCCTGCTGCAACGCTGGTCGATGAACCCCTGCCGCTCCAGGAGGGCATGAAGAAGATGAGCGAGCTCCGCGGGTTGAAGGCGGGGCTGGAGTCGCAGGTGTCGGAGGCCAGGGCCAACGTCAGCCTGCGGGACAAGCTGGTCAGCGAGATCGCGGAACTGCGGGAGAGGCTCGAGGAGGCTGGCGATCCCGAGACGGCGCGGGAGCAACTCCAGAAGGACGCCGCGGTTATTCAGGATCTCCAGAAACAGATAGCTGCTTATATAGCTACGGCCCGTTCACAGGAGCTCGCCGCCGACAGCTTCGAGGGTGCGGCCCTGTGCCCGATCCCCGAGGACCTTGAGATAGCTTGCGGGATGGCCAAGACGAAGCGGGAGAAGCTGATAGTCGACCTGCGGTCAAAGGCCGATGCGTCTGCCGACCTCGCAAAAGAGGTGCAGGCGGAGCTGGCGCCGCTGAAGAATCGACGCGCGTCCCTCGAGGAAGAAGCCTACAGACCCTCCCGCACCGAAACCGAGGCTGCGATCGAGGCCAAGGAAGCAGACCTCGCCGCCCTCCCCGCGACCGACGTCGACCTTCCGAAGATCGAGGCAGAGATCTCGACCCTCTTTGACCGCATAACCAACGGTGAGCAGAAGATCGCCGACATGAACCGTGAGCTCGGGGCCCGTACGGAACGCGAGAAGGTAGAGGCGAAGCGGTCTCAGCTGGAGTCACAGGTCGAGGTCCTCGAGGCCCTGGTCGAAGTGCTGTCACCGTCAGGGCTGCCTGGCAAGATCCTCTCCGAGACCATCGGCCCGATCCAGGAGCAGGCCAACGCGCGGCTCCAGGAGCTCACAGGAGGCCGCTACTCACTGGAGATGGTACTCGAGCCCGACTTCGCTATCTTCGTCAGCCACGACGGCGTTCGAACCGATTTGAAACGCCTTTCCAGTAGCGAGCGCATGCGCGTAGGGGTGGTGCTCCAATCCGTCTTGGTGGGGCTTACCGGGCTGCGGTTTATGGTGGTGGACAACGTAGACCTCTTGGACAAAACCAACCGCGACCTTTTCCTCGATGCACTGCTGAGCATGAGAGACGATTTCGACCAGATCATATGCCTGTCGACGATTGGCCCGAACGGTGTCTCCAACCCACATATACCCGACGTCGCAATATACCAGCTGGTGAACGGTGCCCTGGAGGAAGTTGCTTGACCAGAACCTGCACTCGCTGCGGAATAGAATACCCGCTCACAGATCAGCACTTCTATCGAAAGAAGACTGGCCGACAGGGATTCAATTCCCGTTGCATCCGCTGCCTTCGAGAAATCCAACGCGAGTACAACTCTAACCACAAAGAGCAAAACAGGATCTTCCAGGCAAAGAACCGTGACCGATATTCCCGTAGACGGCGGGAACAGCGTGCGTTAAACCCCGAGGCGGAAAGGCAGTACCAAAGAGCGTATCGGGCAGCTAATCCCGACAAGATAAAGGCGTGGCGGCAGAAGCACCACGCGATACGCTACTCCAATCCTACCTTCCGCTTGAGTTCTCGCATGAAGAACACGATCGGCAAGTCGCTGCAGGGGGCGAAAGCTGGTCGCCACTGGGAGAGCTTGGTGGGTTACACCGTCGAAGACCTCAAGGCGCACCTCGAATCTCAGTTCGTGAAAGGCATGAGCTGGTCGAACTACGGCTCTTCTTGGCACATCGACCACATTCGCCCTATTGCGGACTTCTGCTTCACTTCAACCGAGGACCCCGACTTTAGGATTTGCTGGAGTCTCTGGAATCTGCGACCGCTCTGGGCAAAGAAGAACATCAGCAAAGGTGCGAAGTGTGCTGCCCCTCCACTGCCCCTGACACACCAGGAGGCCTCATGACCGCACTCACCGCCATGGAGCGCAGGATCCTCGCCCTCGAATCCCGCGGCTACTCAGACGAAGAGATCGCCCTGGACTATCGGACATACAGGTTCACCCCCGAGAAGGTGCGCGAGATCAAGGCCGCTGCGAAGGCGAAGCGATCGGCCCCAAACAACGGAGACGCATGGTGGAACAAATAGGCTGCATCAACCACATCCACGAGCCGCCGAGCGGTGACTTCCCTGGCGCCAACGGCTGCACCGAGGATCACTGCACCGATAAGAGCGGTGTGTTCAGAGCGCCCCACTGCCCCGACTGTGCATCCGATCACGGCTGCGGGCCCGACTGCCCAGGCTATGAGGAGGCGGCATGAGTAAGGAATTGGCTGAATGGAAGGCGTTCTACACAGAGCGTCATCTAGAGAAGCAGGAAGCGGCGCAACTGGACATCGCGTTGTTCACCGCGGTCGAGAAGCGTCTGGACGCGCTGGAGCATGATGTCAAGACAGAGCATGACGCACGGCTCGAAGCCCTTGAGTGGGTTCAGGGGAAGTACGGTGCGCGGCTGGACAACCTTGATGCCGCCAACGCTCCGAAGATGCCAAAGGACCGCCCATGCTGCGAGGGGTGTGCTAAGTCCCCATGTGGCATTCATGGATACAACGAATGGATAGAGGCTTTCGGCGGCAACCTCAGTGGACATCCGAAGTGCTACGTCGAGAAGACCTGCGAAGGGTGTGCTCACCCATTCTGGAGGTGTGGAAAAACCGAGGGACTCTGCTTCAACTATGACAACGGATACGACGAAGGCCCCAAATTCCCGCTCATGTGGGTTTCGCGAAGTGAGGATCCCTGCCCCAACTTCTCACCACTGGAGCAGTCATGACCTCAGAAGAAGCACGTGCTGCCCTCGAGACACGCTTTGGTTTCGAGCAGGTGAAGAAGGACATCAACGAAGCCCTGGGCGAGATCCCCGTGCTTGCCATCTCGAGGGACCCGCGGGTGCAGGAGTCAATCGAGGGGCGTCTCAGGCGCGCGCTGCGAACGATAAACGAATTGGCCGAGGCGGGCGATCGCACGAAACAAGCCAGCCAAGAGCCCGCCGAGGCCACTCCTGAGGAGGCAGCGTGACCTGCTCATCCTGCCCCCACGATTTCTACGAGCCGATCTGCGAGCACTTCGGGTTCTGCCTTAACCTCTTGCACCTGGTACCCGCGTCGAGCAGTTGCGAGGAAGAGGAGGCCGATTGACCCTTCCTGCGGACTGGCCTGAAACAGAGATAGTCGCCTACCTCCAGGAGAACCACTCGGGCCCCAAGAACGCGGGCCGCGAGTATGTCATCTGTGAGGCGCTCGGCATATCTGACAGGCGTTTCCGCGAGTGGCTCGAGTCGCAGTTGGAGCACCCGATCGCCAGCAACGACAAGGGCATCTGGTACTGCACCTGCCCGAAGGATTGGAACCCCGCCATACGCTGGTCTGTCAGCGCATTTCTGGCATGGAAGAAACGGTGGAAGCGACAGGTGTGGATGAGAACGAACCTGCATCCGAGAACGCAGTTGTTCGACGACAAGAAGTTTGGGAGGGCGGCGTGAACAAGCGACAGCGCAAGGCACACGAGAAACGCACTGCGAGCGGCTACCAGGTGGCGCAGGACAAGCGATCCATGGCCTACGTGGATCGGCTTTCGAAAGCAGCCCAGGAGCTCGCTGACGAACGGGTCAGACGGCAGTACAGCATCGTTGGATAGGAAGGCAGGAGATGGCAGAAAACAAGGCGCCTGCATATCAGTGGTATCCAGGTGACTTTCGACGAGACCCCAGGGTGATCGCGCTGACCTTCCCGTCGCGCGCGGTCTGGCGGGAATGTTTGGACGCGATGTTCTTGGATGGGAACCGCGGGGTCCTCTCGGGGACGGTCGAGCAACTGGCGAGAATCTGCCTCTGCTCGGTGACGGAGTTCGAGACATTCCTTGCGGAAAATGAGTCGCTGAACGTGGCAGATGTAACGATTTGCAACGGCACCGTAACGCTTGTGAATCGCAGGATGCACAGGGCGGCTATTGAGCGGGAGAAGACCAGAACGCGCGTCGCAAAGCATAGAGGGAAACGGGCAGGTAACGAAGATGTAACGCCTCCTTCTTCATCTTCTCCTTCTTCTGCATCTGCAGATCCCCCCCTAACCCCCCCAGGGGGGAACGGAGGTGCACAAGTGCACAATCCGGAAACGGAGTCGATCGTGAAAGACCTCGCAAGCGGGTTCGGCCTGCCGCCATCGACCCGCACAGAAGCCCAGGACGAGACCGCCCACGATCGGAGGCGCACATGACAATCGCAACACTGGTCTGGTGTCTCCTCACAGGCACCGTCCTGGCCCTGCTGATCCACGAGATCACGGAACGAACGGATGAGATTTCGGACCGCTGGCACGCAATAGCGGAACGATGTCGAGAGATCACGGAACGGTGGTGACGTCATGGAGCAACGATTGAAAGGCGACGAGACGTACAGGCAGTGTCGCTACTGCGGCAAGCCTATCAGGGACGACGAGAGCTCAACGAGCATCGGAATAAGCGGTGAGGAAAAGGTGCCGTTTCACATGGATTGTTTCCCGAAACGAATGGCAGAGATCTCAGGAGGTACGGCAATGGCAGGAGTGCAGACGGTGATCGACCCCGAGACAGGCGAGATCATGGACGAACCGACTATGGCAACGCTCTACACGGACACGAGCATCAGCGGCAAGCAGCTGCTCAGCGAACGCATGAGGCTCGGGGAGATCGTGCGAATCACGCTGACCGCCCAGGTGGTGCATGTCGGGGAGTCGATCGACGGCGACGGCCTTAAGGCCCACGTGCAGAAGTGCAAGGTCATGGTGGTCGAGGACGTGCAGAGGGGGGCGATCTGATGGCAGAGCTCAAGCTGTTGGACCCGAAGACGATCGGGACGAACAGGTACAACCCGCGCAAGACCTTCGATGACGTGGCAATAGGTGAGCTCGCTCAGAGCATCAAAGAGCTAGGTCTTCTCCAGCCGCCAACGGTGTATCACAACGGTGGCAGCTACGTAGTCCTGTGCGGCGAGCGGCGGGTGATGGCCTGTGTGAAGCTCGAGCTAACAGAGATCCCCTGCAACGTGGTCGAGGCTCCAGCTGATGAACACCAGGCTCTGCAGCTCGCCCTGGTCGAGAACCTCCAGCGCGAGGACCTCTCGATCGCAGAAGAAGCGCCCGCGATCGTCTCCCTGGTCGAAGGGGGAATGAAACGCAGTGCGATCGCCAAGGCCCTGGGCAAGAGCACGGGATACGTGGGGACCAGATATGCGCTGGCCCACCACCCCGAGGTCCTAGCCGCTTACATCGGGCTCGTCGGGGACATGGAGGCATGGGCTCTAGTAGGGGGCATTGAATCGCTGGAGATCCGAGCTCGCATCATCAGGAGCAGCAAGATCGCGCCCCCAGACAAGGGCAGCCTGAACACGGTACGGGCTCTCGAGAAGCACCTGGGCACCGACCTCGAGGAACGTCAGCTCTCGCAGTTCGTCCAGGAATACTCGAACCCCAAGAACAAGATCGAGCGCTGTGTCGGCGAGGGCTACGGCTGCGACAAAGAAAGGTGCAAGCACTTCCAGGAGCTCGGCTCTACCGTGGCAGGTTGGCTCGGGCTAAAGACCGCGAACACGTGGAGCTTTGTCTACCTTTGCTCCGCCGAGGACAAGGTCTGCCTGACCTACAAGAAGGACCGAGAGAAGGCGGCGCTCAAGAAGGTCGAGGCGGTGGACCCTGGGAGGCTCCTGGACAGGGAGAGGATGTACCTCAAAGGGGAGTGGGAAGTCTTCGACATGGAGTCAGACTGGGGTAAGGACTGTGCGGAATGCAAGAACCGCTACGAGATCCCTGACGCACTCCACCGGGTGACGAAGGGCCTCGTGTTCCCCTACGTCTACTGCACGGCCAACGACGGGGCCTGTTTCGAAACCAAGAAGAAGGCCTTCGATCAGGCGACGCAGGAGAGCGAGGAAGAACGCGCGTCCAAACGCACCTGGATCACCCGCGAGGAAGCCGAGCAGAAGACCGACGAGGAGCTGCATGAGGTCGTTAACAAGAGCATCAATGATTACCCTGCGGAACACCTGGAGAGCGCTGACGATCAGGCCGTTGCTGTCCTTGTCGAGCGTGGCTCCATCCCCACCGTGACAGCCGCGGTCACGTGGTCGAAGTTCGAGCCCCCCGAGGAGTGCGATAACGAGGAGTGCTTCTTCGTGAAGTTCTACGGCTACTCCTGCCCCGAGAGCTGCCCGCACTCGGAGGACGGGGAGCCACGTGCTGAGGCCCCCAAAGAAGGCGCGGCCGCATGAAGCTCTGCGCCTGGTGCGGCTGTCGAGAAGCCACAGAAGAAGTCGACGGACGTGAGATCTGCAAGGAGTGCCGAGAGGCGCTGGAGGAAAGGGGAGCGGCGTAAATGGGCGATGTGTTTTTCCCGCAAGAGACCCCCGTCGCACGGGGCCAGTACTGGTGCGAGATGTGTTGGGCGCCCATTGAGCCAAGGACACAATACTCCCTCGAAAAGGGCGTCTACGAGGGTAGTTTCTTTGTTCGGCGGCTGCACAAGAAATGCGCCGCAATTCTGGACGCATTTATGTCCGAATCCTGGGAGACGGAGTTTGACTACGACTGGATTTACGAGTGGCTGAAAGAGCGGTTCTGTGAGGGCTGCGCCTGCGAGAACATCTGTTGCGACTCTGATACGGCCTGGCGCGAGTTAGCTTTCAGGTGCCCGCGTATTGAGGCGGCTTTCACGGAAAGGAACGCGGCGTGATCCTCTTCAAGCCCGAGCACGTCGGCCCGATCCTCTCAGGGGAAAAGACTCAGACCAGACGCCTGGGCAAGAAGCGCTGGAACGTCGGGGCGGTCCACCAGTGCAACACAAAGATGTTCGGCGAGCCTTTCTCCAGGGTGCATATCCTCGATGTGTATCAAGAGAAGCTAGGTCACATCTCGCCGGATTCCATCGCGAAGGAAGGCTATGGGGGCGAGGACTACAAAGCCGCATGGGACCGCATCAACCCGAAGACGCCGTGGGATGACGAGCTGATCGTGTGGGTCGTGACGTTCGAGCGAGTGATCTGTGACTTCTGCAAGGACGAGGGCAGAGTCTTTGACCATGCTTCCGGCTGGTATCCCTGCGCACACTGCCCGAAAGGGGCGTGGCAGGCGAAACACTGGAAGCCTGAATGAGCCGGGGGGGGGGGCCAGCTGACAACATCACAGCTCTTAACGCCGGGGGCCATCAAGCTCGCCAGAAAGTACGGGACCCTGGACGCCGACGAGGCGATCAGGCGCGAGATGGCCGAGCTCGGGGGCGACGCTGAGATGAGAGGCACGACCAAGAGCGAGATTCTGCACAACAAGGTACAGGAGATGAGAGGCATGAGCAGAGAGCCACAGGAGGCTGAGATGAAGCAAAGGACGTGCGCGTGGGAAGGCTGCAACGCGGACATCACGGGGACACCCCCGCGAACGCTGTACTGCATGGAGCACAAAGAACCCGCGGCGAAGAGGGCGCAGGCTGCATATCGCAAGAGGACGGCGGCGGGAGAGAAGCCGAAGAAGCCCAAGAGCGTCTGCGAGAAGTGCATGAGGGAGGACTGTGACGATCGCGGGCGGCGGGAGAAGTGCGCGAAATTCACGCTGAATAAGGAACGGGCTATCCCTCCAGTGCCCGAGCCATCGGAGCGAGAGAAGATCACCGTCGAGAAGCCCGAGGCCGATCCCCGCCCCGCGCCCGAAGGACACGGTCCCCCAGGGTCCTTCCACCCGATCAGCCGCATCGAACCCGTGGCAACGCGCCAGGCCGCCGTAGATGTCATCCGCCAGGAGCAAGACGGGATCTTCGCCAGCCGCGACAAGACGCGTGGAACACACAGGCTGAACACGCTCACCTGCGCCGTCATCATCGGTGACAAGGCCGAGCGCCTCATCAACCAGTGGAAGCTGGACAGGCCCATGGACCCCGAGGAGTGGCTCGACATCGCGAACTACGCGATCATCGCCCTGCTGCTCGAGCGGGGGCAATGGCAGCTGCCTTGGAGAATGGACGAGGAGAGTGATGCGGCATGATGCGGGAAAGAATCGAAGGCGGAATCGAGGTCGGCGTAACCATGGGCAAAGATGTCAGGGAGTACAAGCCGAAGCCAGGCGATATCAAATTGACGGTCATCGACCGAAAGGACCCTGAACGGAGGGCCACGATTTATGCTCCACCAGGTGAACTCACCCCCTTCGCGCTGGTGAGTTTTCCGATGGAGGTCTTCGACAAGAAGAAGTTCGAGTGGGTCGAGGAGGTGGTCGAGTGAAAACCCTTGTCTACGTCGCAGGACCCTACACACGCCCAGACCCGATCGACCCGTGCGGAAGGGAGCGTGATGCAGAGTGAGCAGGCGCAAGCGGCGGTTGGAGCAAATGCGCGAAGAGGAGCGCGTCCGTACCGAACGCAAGGCAGAGGATGAACTGCGAGGCGCGGGGTGGACTTGTGCGGAGTGCGGTCATACTGCGCGGCTGAAAGAAGAGCCTCCAGCAGCGTGGAAAATCTATGACTGGGGGTATCCAGAGTCCTGGTTGTGCAAGAGGTGTGTAGGTACAGGGTTGAATCAGGTTATCACCTGGCAACTAACGTGCGAGAAGCAGGAGGAATTGCTCAATAAGATTCTGATGACGCGGCAGGGGACAAGACCATTTAAGGGAGCGTGATGCAGAGTGAAGAACAAACTCATCCTCGTCGACATCGACCAGGTCGTCTGCGACTTCGTGACCCCCTTCTGCGAGTGGGGCAACCAGGTCTTCGGCAAGAACGTCAGCCCCGAGGACGTCGACTGCTACGACATGTTCAGGCTGTTCGGGATACCGCCACAAGCTGACGGGGCCGCGGTCGAGATGTTCTTCGCCTCGATTCCGCAGATCCCCGAGGTGCCAGGTGCTATCGAGGTGCTGAAGATGCTGGCCGAGGACCATGAGATCTGGTACGTCACCGCGCGCCCGACGATGGCCTACGGGCAGACTGAGGACTGGCTTTCCAGGCGCGGCGTCCTCCATCGAATCGTCCACTGCTCGAGCGCCGACAAGGTCAGAGCTATCAACAGCATGGCAAAGCGTGGCATGCAGGTCGTGGGGATGATCGAGGACAACCCGCACACTGCGATGGAGGCAGCGAACCACTGGCCCGTGTGGCTTCTCGACTACCCGTACAACCAGGAGGCCAGGCACGCGGGGATCAGACGTGTGAAGGACTGGCCCGAACTGGTGCGGGGCATCCTGGAGGACAAGAGGACGGCTCCCAGGTTGACCATGACCGAACGGGAGTACGCGGACGTGCGGTTCACAGAAGCACTCCTGGCTTATCTCGGCACGCTGACGAAAAGCCCGATCCAGGTGGAGGGCAAACAGATGGTCTCTCTCCCCGACGGGCAGCTGAAGCTCGAGGTCTACTTGAAGGCGGTGAGCTGATGGCATGGGTCGACGCGACGAACTTCTTCAGCAAGGTCGAGGCCGAGCGCGAGAAACAGTACGGACCAGGTAACCCCCGAGACTTCGTCCTCTGCCTCGCGGCCGCCAGGCCGCCCGAGCACGCGATACCAGACTACGAGCGGATCTGTGAGTTCTGCGGGTGTGGGATCGAGAAGGGCGAGACCCTATGTGCATCGTGTGCCAGCGACAGGCGCCTGGAAGACCTCCGCATGAGAAGGGCGCTGGGGGACAGGTGCATCGCCTGCGGTGGCGATCTGGCAGACCGCGGGCCCAGGGCTGTGCGGTGTGAACCGTGCGCCAAGAAGCACCACATCAAGCAGCAGGAGGCGAGTGCCAAGCGCTGCAAGATCGACAAGCCAGTGGGGCCCCGAGTCTGTGCCGAGCTCGATTGCGAGACCGACATTTCCGATCGACCGAACAACACTCGTTACTGCGAACAGTGCGCGGCAGACCGTCAGCGAAGGAGAGCCAGGGACTACCTGCGTGCACGCCGGGCAATGGAACAGCAGGAGGCGGTCGCTTGAGCAACACCTACGGCCAAGAGTCCATCTCAAAGCCCTGCGAGCTCTGCGGCCTCCCGATGGCGAAGACGGGCAAGGACTATCACCCCGACTGCAGACTCACGGTCAACGCGGCTAAGAAGAAGATGCAGCGTCGGCATGAACACGGGGTCGACTCGGAGGCGGAGTGGCGCTGGAAGGAAGTGCAGGGACACGTGGAGTGGCTTCTCCAGCAGCCGAGCAGAGAGGTAAATCCTGTGATAGGCGAACAGGGAGAGAACGCGCTCCTGGCATTTCGGATCCACCTGAGGAGGACTGCATGAGCGGAATGGCCCGTTTGTTCAGCGCATACATCGAGGCGATCATGAAGGCTTATGGCCTCAGTAAGAAGGAGGCTTACATCTTCGCAGGCAAGCGGACGAAGGGGTATGTCGACGGTTGCATCATCAGGAATCCCGATGCCCTTGACGTCCTCAAGGACATGGAGCGAGCGGCTAAGGAGGTGGCCATCGACTTTGAAGGCCGCTTGAGGGGGCATGTATAGAAAGCCCGATGACATGGGTTGACAAAGACATCGTTAGGTTCCCATAGTGTAAGCTGTGCAACAATAGACGAGAGAGACAGACCCGCCCACCAGGCGGGCATTTTTATTTCCCGAGACAATCCCGTTACCCCCGGGATTCCTGCTCCGCAGAGAGCAGCCGCAAGCCCCGCCCATAAAGCGGGGTGATAACTCCCGTCCTTGAGACGGTTGACTTTATCCCAGAACACCCCAGAGGCCGCAGGGTGCGGCGATCACCTCCTTGCCAGGTCCTGCCGCGAGACCGACCTAATGACCGGCAGGACTGACGAATCACCGCCTTCGGGCGGTTTTTCTTTTACCAGAGGAAGCATGCTTGAACTATTGCGAGGTCTGCGGGGCTCCGTATGCGGAGAAGCATCACATCGTCGCGAAGAGACCCGCGGGCAAGTTCAAGGACATCCTCGCCAACCTGATCTGGCTTTGCGCCGACCACCACACGATGGGCCCCGAGGCGGTTCACAACATGGGCTGGATGTCGTTCGCTGAGAAGTTCGGGTTGATGGAGAGGTTCCTGAAGGCGAGAGAAGCGGTCCACACCTCATTGATGAAAGCGGCAGGGCGATCCCTATGAGCCAGTGCACGGCAAAGGCCAAGAGGACGGGCAAGCAGTGCCGGGCCAATGCGATCAAGGGCAAGGACAAGTGCCGCGTCCATGGTGGCATGACCCCGATCAAGCACGGTATGCGCTCGAAGTACAAGGGCGAGGTCCTGGGCGATCGCATCCAGGCGCTCATCGACGACCCGGATCTGGCGAACATGCGGCTCCAGCTTGCGACACTCGTCGCCTTGGCCGAGAGCGTTCTCGCCCGGGTGGAAGCGGCGAACGAAGTCGACGAGAGCAACCACTCCGCGATCATGACGCTGGCAATAGAGCTGACGAAGGCGATCGAGCGGTACCACAAGATCACCGAGGGAACCAAGCACACGATAAGAATCGAGCAGATACAGTCCGTGGTCTACCAGATAGTGCAGGTGGCAGATGAGACCATCAGAGATGTTTCCGACCGCCGGCGGTTCGTCGAGCGACTCGGACAGCTTTCTCTCCCTGGTCCACCGAGCTCTAACTGAGAAGTGGGTCGAGGGCCCGCAGATTGACCAGCTGCACGAGTACATCCGAGATACCCTGGGTGTAAACATACCCCGGGTAGCCTGCTGCCCCGAGCACGACGCGCCCTTCGACTTCGTAGTCGATGCCTATTTCGAGCGCCAGGCCAACCTCCTGGTCCATGCTTGCAGGTCGGGCGGCAAGACTCTGGACACTGCTGTGCTGGACGTGCTCGACGCCGGGTTTCACAACGCCTCAGTCGTCAAGGTGGCCGGCTCGAAAGACCAGGCGAAGACCGGATACGACTACTCGAAGAAGTACTGGTACTCAGACCCGGCCCTCGAGGCGAAGCTCGACGGCGAACCGCTGATGAGCGAGACGCGCCTCAAGTCGGGCGTCACATACAAGATCCTGGCGGCCTCCACTAAGGCTGTCCGCTCTCCGCACGCTCCGAAGCTGCGTATGGATGAGATAGAGGAGATGGCGGCCGACGTCTTCAAAGGCGCGCTCTCCATCCCCACGAGCCAGCCGGGAGTACTGTCTCAGGTCCTCATGACCTCGACCTGGCACAAGGCCACCGGGCAGATGCAGACGATGCTCGACGAGGCCGACGAAAAGGGCTTCAAGGTCTACACCTGGTGCATCTGGGAGACCATGCAGCGCTGCGAGCGTGATTGCTCGAAGTGCCCGATGGCCCCCGACTGCCAGGGGAAGGCGCGTAACGCCGACGGGTACCGACCGTACGAAGAGATCCTGCAGCAGTTCAACGTTCACGACCGGGACACCTGGGAGTCAGAGCACCTTTGCCTGGTGCCCTCCAAGAAGAAGCGGGTCTACGCGCAGTTTGACCGCAGGCTGAACCTGATCGATCCCGAGACAGTACCCGATGGCCTCAAGCTCTGGGGCTGCGTCGACTGGGGATACGACAACCCGTTCGTGTTCGCGGTCCTGGGAGTGGCGGGAGACGACCGCAAGTACGTGCTCGAGGAGAGTTACGAGCGGCACAAGACCGACTCCGAGCTCGCCTCGATGATGTGGGAACGCTATGGCGACAGGGTCAAAGACGTTTGTGCTGACCCCTCGAACCCCAGCGGGATCAAGGAATTCAAGAAGGTCGGGTTCAGGGTCCACCGCAGGGCATCAAAGGTGCTCGACGGGATCAAGCTGATCCGCAAGGACCTGAAGCCCAACGCGGGGCCGCCCAGGCTCTTCTTCGTCAAGGGCCAGACCCCACAGATCGTCAAGGACTTTGAGGGCTACGAGAACCGGCCGGGCACCGACGAGCCGAAGAAGCCGCAGGAACATGACCACGGGCCTGACGCTGTCAGGTACTGGTACGCAAACAACCAACGTGGAGAGTCGAAGGCGTTCGCCTCGAGCAGCTAAAGGATAGCAATGGGCAACAGAGAACCGCTGTGCATCGTCACCAAGGGCGGGCGCGTAGTATCGGGCGCCGTGCTCAAGGAGTACGAGTACAAGGACAGCCGCCAGATCACTGACCCTTTCTCGGAGGGACAGTACGGTGGGATGAACCTGGTCACGCCGCCATACAACCTGGACCAGCTTGCGATGCTGCCCGAGCTCAACACGTATCACAGCAACTGCATCACGGCCAAGGCTCAGGATACCGCGGGCCTGGGCTGGGAGATCAAGACCGCCGAGGACTTCAGGGGCGAAGCTTCCACAGCCCAGTACGATGACCTCTATGGGGTGCTGTCAAACCAGTGGCCGACGCTCACAGAGACCCTGAAGCGCGTGATGACCGACTACGACACCATCGGCAACGGGTACCTGGAGTGCATCAGGATCGTTCCCGACGGACCAACCTTGTGGTTCTATCACATCCCGGGTCAGACGATCCGCGTGCACAAGAGCCAGGACAAGTACTGCCAGATGCGGGGCGTGAAGAAGCGTTGGTTCAAGCGCTTCGGCTACGACAAAGACGTCAACAAAAACGACGGCAAAGAGGCGCCGCTCGGGACGCTCGACCCCAACGTCCAGGCAAGCGAGCTCATCCAGTTCGCGACGTTCACCTCGAGGAGCCAATACTACGGGGTCCCCGAGGGTATAACCGCGCTCGCCGCGGTGGTCGGATCGCGGGCGGCCCAGGAATACAACATCAAGTTCTTCCAGAACTTCGGGGTCCCCGCTTACGCTGTTTACATCTCGGGTGACTACGACCTGGGAGAGAAGGACGCCAACGGCGACTACGCGCTGGTCAAGCAGGTGCAGGACTACTTCGACAACCTGCGCAAAGAGCCTCACTCGACGCTGATCCTGGGCGTGCCCTCCGAAGCGGGTGGCCAGGTCAACGTGGAGATCAAGCCGCTGGCAGTTGAGATCAAGGACGCTTCGTTCAGGCTCTATCGCAAGGACAACCGAGATGAGGTCATCCACGCGCACAGGGTCCCGCCATACAGGGTGGGCATACATGAGACGGGAACGCTCGGCGGGTCGAACGCAGGGGAGGCCGACGATATATACATCGAGTCGGTCATCAACCCCCGCCAGGAGATGATCGAGCAGCACTTCGACCACCTGATACTGCCGACACTGGAGCTCACTGACTGGCGCTTCCAGCTCAAGGAGATGGACACCAGGCGCGAGGAGCACGACCAGGAGGTCGCTGACTTCATGTTCCGCAACGGGGCGATGAAGCCCAACGACCTGATCAGGTTCTTCGGTAAGCGCTTCGGAGTGGAGCCTGACGAGGACAACCCCGCGCTCGAGGCCTACTACATCAGCGGCCAGCGCATGGACGGGGAGACGCCCAGGGAGCAGGCCCTGGTCAAGTCGATCAAGAGCCTGCACGACCGCCTGGTAGATGTGGTGACGAAGGATGCCTAAGCTCTCGCGCGAGATCGAGATGTTCCTGTCCTGGTGGCGGGTGACCAAGTCCGCCCTGAACGTGGAGGCCGAACTGAACGTCAGGCTTGCGAAGGTCTTCGAGAAGGTGGCGGACGAGGTTATCGGCAAGCTGGGCGATCGCCTTGTCGCAGGTGACCCGCAGAAGAAGCTCGCGGTCGGCCCCATCGAGGACGTCAAGGAGAAGGTCCGCGACCTGATCTACGAGTACACGAAGAAAGCCACGCAGTCGGGCAGGCTCGAGGCCGCCTCTGAGACAGGTGTACACCTGGACAAGCTTTCCGAAAGCGCCCTCCAACTGCTCAAGGATCACGCCTTCGAGGCGGCGGACTCCACGATCGAACGCGCCAGGGGCAACGTCATGGGGGCACTGCAGATTGCCTATGACGAGGGCATGGGTATCGACGAGGCCGCCCAGCTGCTGCGCGACAACGTGTTTGAGGGGCTTGCCAACTACGAGTCCGAGCGGATAGCCCGCACTGAGATCCACAGCGCGCAGATGGGCGCCAACCACAGCGTGCTGGTGGATGCCTCCGAGTACGAGATGTGGATCACCGCCGAGGACGACAGGGTGCGCGACGGCTCTCACGGCGACGCTGACCACGTAGCGATGCACGGTCAGATCGTGCGCTCGGGAGACGCGTTCTCGAATGGCCTCATGTACCCCGGTGACATGTCGGGCGACGCGGGTGAATGGATGAACTGTCGGTGCGCCCTGATAGCCTTCGAGATGCCCGCGGGCATGGCCGCTCCCGAGGGGCAGGATTATTTCTACGAGGAAGACCTGGTCGAGGTCGAGACTGCAGCAGAGGCTGCGTAGGAGGAACGATGGACGACGAGCTCAACACAATGCTGCAGAAGGCCCTGGCGTCGAAACTGGGCGACGGGTGGATCAGAGCGCTGTTCCCCACGACAGTGATCTACATCACCTACGAAATCGCGGGTGAGTACGAGTATGAGGACGGCAAGATGTACGAGGTCCCCTGGCGCTACGACGAGGAGCTGGGTCTCCTGGTCGGCGAGGAGACGGAAGTCGAACTGGCCTACGTGGAGAAGCGGATAGCCGCGGAGTTCGGGCCCGAGCTCAGTGCCCCGATCGTGATGAAGAACGAAGAGAAGCGGATCGTCTACGGCCCCGTCCTGGTCCCGGGTGAACCCGACCACGATGGCGAGAGCGTGACGTCCGAGAAGATAGAGGAAGTAGCGCACGAGTTCATGAAGAGCTTCGGCAACATCGACGTGCAGCACACCCTGAAGAGCGTGGCCGTGCCTGTCGAGTCCTACCTCATGCCTATCGATGTCGAACTCCCCGGCCTCAACGGCCTGGTTGCTGTACCAAAAGGCAGCTGGATGATGGGGACCTACGTGGAGGATGACAACACGTGGCAAGAGATAAAGGACGGCAAGCGCACAGGCTTCTCGATCATGGGCGTGGACAAGTCGCAAGCAGGGATCTTCGCAGGCAAGTCGGTTCCCGACGCCGCGTTCAAGCGCGTATACCTTCGGGACCTCAAAGACTGGACGGTGCCCTTCGTTGGCATCGTGGACCAGCCCTGCGTGCCCAAGGCCGAGTTCCTAACCATCAAGTCGCGGGGCTTCGTGTCCCGCCTGTTCACGAAGAAATCTAATCCCGAGGAGGGAGATATGAAGGTAGAAGAGTTCAAGCAGGCAATGAAGGAAGTCCTCGGCGAGCGCGAGCCCGAGGCCGCGGAGAAGGCCAAGGACGACAAGATCGCAGAGCTCGAGGCAGAGGTCACGGCGCTCAAGGCCAAGGTCGACGAGGTCGTGAAGTCGGAGCCCGAGGCTGACCCGACGCCACCTGAGGCCGCGGAGAAGGACAAGGACGAAGAGCCCGAGGTCACCCTCGAGTCGCTCAAGTCGCAGATGGATGAGCTGGCCGCTGAGAACGTGGAGCTCAAGAGCTTCAAGGCTCAGGCTGAGAAGAAGCTCGCGATCAAGCCCGAGAGCAACGGGCTGCCCGAAGAGGGCGCGGCCACGAAGAGCAAGCCCGACTTCGGCAACCGCGACGCCGCGGGGCGCAAGGTCCGCAGCTAGAGACAACCAACCACAGGCGACGGCCCGCTTCGGCGGGCTTTTTTGTTGCCCATATTCCGAGGAGGAATAGTTATGTTTGGAAATGCAGAGATGCTGGCGAAGCTCGCGGCGGCCATGAAGGCCATGACCGTGGACGACCTGGGCTCTTCGGTGCTCTCGCCTGAGCAGTTCGAAGCCTTCGTTCGCCAGGCGCAGGCAAAGACCGTGGTCCTCGATGAGGCTCGCTTCGTCGAGATGACCCGAGAGACCAAGAACATCGATCGCATCGGCTTCGTCGGCCAGGTCCTGTCAAGGGGCAGGCTCGCCAACGGGACCATCAACCAGCCGACCGCAGTGAAGCCGACCACGGCCACCAACCAGCTCATCGCGCGTGAGATGGTCGCGATCACCGGTCTCGAGGACGACACCCTCGAGGTCAACATCGAGCGCGATAACCTCGAGCAGACGCTGATGGACATCTTCGCCGAAGCGGGCGGCCGGGACCTGGAGATGTTCGGGCTGCTTGCCGACACCGATGCCGACGCCACCAGCGTGCTGGCACTGACCGATGGCTGGGCGAAGGAAGCGGGCAACGCGGTCTACAACGGGACGGACTTCGACATCACCGACGTCTACGACCCCGCGACGCCGCTGGCCAGCTGCTACCCTGAGAACATCTTCCAGGCGTGCCTCACGGCGCTGCCCAAGGAGTACCTGCAGGTGCGCAACGAGTGGCGCCTGTACGTGCCGTTCGACGTGTTCGACAGCTACGCCAACCTGCTCAAGGCGCGCAACACCGCGCTCGGCGACAAGGCCCAGACCGACGGGGAGTCCATCCCCTACAAGGGCCTCCAGGTGAAGTACTGCCCGATGCTCGAGCGCTCGGCGACGGTGGGCGAGGGTGGCGCGGGCCGCATCGTCCTGCTGGAGCACCCCGACAACATGGTCTGGGGCCTGTTCCGCAACGTGCGCATCGAGCCCGACAGGGTACCCAAGGAGCGCAAGACCGACTTCGTCATGACCCTCAAGGCCGACGTCGGCTACGAGGACGAGAACGCCGCGGTCGTGGCCTACCTCGACCAGGCGACGCCGGGCACCTGATAGAACCGATCCAGGGAGGGGCCTCTCACGGGGTCCCTCCCATCTCCCAATGACAAGCGTGATCATCCCCGCAGATGACGAGGGCAAGAGGGACGACCTGCTGGAGGCTGTCATCGGCCATGTCCAACAGGTCCTCCCCGACGCCGAGATCATCATCTGTCGAGGACCCCTAGATCCATACAACAAGTCACTGGTCTGCAACGAGGGGGTAGCCAGGGCCACGGGCGACGTTCTTCTCTTCCTCGATTCGGACATGCTCCACTGGCCGTCCGTGCTTCAGAGGGCTGAGAGCGTCCGCTCCTGGGGGGTTCCCTCAGGCGAGGTGCGCAACCTCATGAAGGACAACGGCCCTGGCGGCAGATACACCACACGCCCCGGTCAGATCAAGGGCAGGGGCGGCCTGTTCGCCTTCACCCGCAAGGCTTTCGAGAGTGTCGGCGGCTTCGACGAGGAGTTCGTCGGCTGGGGGTGCGAGGACGAGGCGCTGTACATCACGGCGTGCGCAAGGCTCGGAGATCCTGAGGACCTCGGAGACGAGCCTTCCTGGCACCTGTACCACCCGCCACAACCCGAGAGAGCAAAGGTTCGACGAAGTGCAAACAGCCCGAACAGGGCGCGGCTGACAAGACTACTTTCTGGAGGATGCATGAGGATTAAGGTAACGAACGGCCAACAGGCCACGATAGCGCGGGCGGGTCTGGTCTTCCGTCCCGGCGTGACAGAGATCGACGTCCCCGATGACTACAAGCTCCGCGAGATCAGGGCTTGCAGGTTCTTGGCCGTCACGGTGATCGAGGATAAGCGGCCTGCGCCGGTCCAGGAGACGCCCGCGGACAGGACGCCACAGGACCCACCGAGGTTCATCTGCGGATGCGGGAAGGTCTGCAAGAACGCGGCAGGTCTCTCGGCTCACAAGAGGACGTGCAAAGTCTGATGCTCGTCACGAGGAAGGTCCGCGACTACCTGATGGTCCTCGACACCGAGGACGTCGGGATGTCCACCCCTCTGCTCAAAGGCGGGGGATGGGAAGGTGAGGGCCCTGACATCCTGGAGTCGATCATCAAGCCTGGCATGACGGTCATCGACATGGGCGCCTGCCTCGGCTTCTACAGCTGCCTGTGCGCCAAGAGGGGTGCCAGCACCTACGCCCTCGAGGCCGACCCCGACAACTGTGAGATCATCCGCAAGGCAGCGGCGAGGAACGACTTCGTCAACCTCATGGTCTATCAGCTGGCGATCGCGGCCAAGGACGGCACTGCCCGCTTCCAGCAATCCCCTGGTCGCAGCGACCGAGGGCGACTCGCGGGCAAGGGCAACATCGAGGTCGAGACGATCACCCTGGACACCTTCGTCGAGCGTGAGGGCACAGGTCCCATCGATGTGATCCGCTGCGATGTGGAGGGGGCGGAGATCGGCATGGTCGCCTCAGGACAGAGGACGATCGCCTCAATGCCCGTCGGCAGCTGGATCTACATCGACCTGCACCCGATGAAGATGAACGACCCGATGGACCTCAAGCCGACTATCGAGAACCTGCTTGACCACGGGTTCGAGATAAAGCACGCGCTGGGCTTGAGCGGGGATGCCACCCCCGAGGGCATATGCAGGTGCGGGGGGTTCCCGAAGGTGTTCTTCCAGAAGTGCGCATAGGCTACATCGGTCACTTCGGCGACTGGCATACCGAGTGGGGGGTCGCAAAGGCCCTCGAGGAAAAGGCCCAGGTCGATCGCTATCACTTCCCCGTGCTCGATCAGAAGGCGTTCACAGAGCGCGCCTACGACCTGGTGCTCACGACAGTGCCGCACATGCTGCCCTTGGACTTCTGGGTAGCGCAGAGCGGGTACAAGGTGGCCCACTACTTCGACCTGATCGTCGGGTGGAAGGGCCGCGAACAAAACTATTTCCCCGCGCTACGTCACTTCGACCTGGTGCTGGGGACCGACTGTCTGCACCCCGCCTATAGAGCGGAGGGCATCAACGCCCACTGGTTTCTGCAGGCCTATGACCCCGAGGACTACTACCCCGTGGGGGCCGAGCTCGAGCGAGACGTGGCTTTCATCGGCAGCCCTTATGACAGCAAGCGCCAGGGGCTGATGCCCGAGCTCCGAAAGCGCTACACCTTCGAGCGGTTGGGCCAGGGCAACACATGTAGGGGAGAGGCGCACGCAAGGGTATGCGCCTCGAGCAAGATCATGGTCGCGGACAACGCGGTCAACGACAGGCCAGGGTACTGGAGCAACAGGGTCTACATGCACCTGGCCTGCAAGGGCTTCGTGCTCCACCCGCGGGTCCCCGAGATGGAGCGGTTCTTTGAGGGCGGCAAGCACCTGGTCTATTACGACTCGCGGGAAGACCTGCTCGACAAAATCGACCACTACCTCGAGCGAGACGAGGAGCGGGAGGCCATAGCGCAGGCGGGCGCCGAGCTCGTGCGTGCTGAACATACATGGACAGTTAGGATGAAACGGTTTTGGCAGATCTTCGAATCGGGCTCGTCACCTACACGAATCTGACATCAGGGATAGGCGTGTTCGGCTGGGAGTTCTTTAAGCACCTGGAGGCCGACTCAATACTCTCTGTGGCTTCGAGGAAGAAGGGCCAGGAGGTCTGGACCGAGCGACAGGTGACCGCACCAAGGCCGCCGTCTGATAAGCACATCGACGACTACTTCAGGCGCTTCCACCCTCAGGTGGTGTTGTTCCTCGAGACCCCATTCAGCATATCCCTGTACTCGATCGCCAGGAAGTACGGGGCGAAGACCGTCGGGATCTCGATGCACGAGACGTACTCAGCCTACAGGCTCGCCGCTGACCTGGTGGTCTGCCCGTGCCGGAGCGCCTGGGAGAAAGCGCGGGTGCCTAACAAGCGGCACGTGTTCTTGCCGATCGGGCTGGACCTGTTCGAGTACAAAGAGCGCCAGGGCCACACGTTCGTCATGAACATCGGCTACGGGTGGCGGGTAGACCGTCGGCAGTCGAAGGTTGTCATCGATGCTTTCACGCAGCTGGAGGATCCCGACGCGCGGCTCATCCTCCACGCCCAGGAGTGCTGGCCCGAGGGGATAGTGTCGAAGGACCCGAGGATCGAGTACCGCCTGGGGGGTAGCCCGACCCCCGCAGACAACTACGCTGAGGGTGACATACTGCTCGCGCCCATGGCCTACGAGGGTTACGGGCGGACCGTCCTCGAGGGCATGGCATCGGGGATGCCCGTGCTGACGACGGACGCGGATCCGATGAACCTTTTCCAACACGACCCTGATCTCCTAATCGAACCGTGCGAGCGGTTCTTCTGGACAGGCGGGTACGTGAAGGACGCGCTGTTCAATCGCGTCTCCGTTGAGGACATGAGGCGCAAGCTCGAATGGTTGCTGACCATCGACACCGCCGCCTACTCTCAGCGGGCGCGGCGCCAGGCCGAAGCGCAGAGCTGGGAGTCAACGAAGATAGATTACAAGGGCCTCTGGCTCGAGACACTACGGAGCATCCTGTGAAGATCGGAATCGTAGGCGTCGGCGTTGTCGGCTCGACGACAGCCCATACATTTGAAGTTCACGGCCATGACGTAAGGCGCTGCGATCCACACCAGGGATACGACGAGGACCCGACTGCAGATGTCATCTTCGTCTGTGTCTGGGACCAGGGCGACATGTCCAATGTCTGCAAGGTGGTCGACCTGTGGCAGGACTCGTGCTCGGTCATGGTGATCAAGACAACCCTGATGCCGGGCACGACAGACCGTCTCATACGAAAGCACGGCGATCACATTTGCTTCTGCCCCGAGTTCCTGACCGAGGCAACGGCGCGCGCGGACTCGATGGAGCCCGACAAGATCGTGATCGGCAGCTCCATACCCCAACCGCTACTGGACGAGCTGTTCGACCCCTTCTGTTGTGACAAGACGTACGTGTCGCCGACAGAGGCCGAGCTCCTGAAGCTCGCCACCAACAGCTTCTATGCGATCAAGGTCGGGTTCGCCAACGAGCTCTACGAGATCTGCGAGCTCTATGGCGCTGACTACGAGGCTGTCAGAGAGGGCATGGAGCAGGACCGCCACATAGCACCGAACCACCTGGACGTGCACCACGCGGGCTATCGCGGCTTCGGCGGCAAGTGCCTTCCCAAGGATATCGCCATGCTGCTCAGATCTGCGTGGGCTAAGGATGCCGAGGTCGGGATCATGGAGGCGGCCGTGAACGAGAACCACTGCAGGAACGGAGAACGATAATGGCATATTGCACCGTACAGCAGGTCAGGGACTTCACGGGACATAAGCCCGAGGATTACGGGATCAAGGATCACGGCGCGTTCGAGACCAGGATCGCACTGTGGATCGACGAAGCTCAGGGGATCATAGACGCTGACCGTGACCGAACCTTCGACCCCGAAGGCGACGACGAGTTGCTTGCAGGGCTGCTGAGAACAGTGACGCTCTCAATCGTCAGCAATCTCATGGAGATCAGCCTCGGGCATAGAGTGTCGCCGATCAAGAAGGCCGAGGATCCTGAGGATAAACCGCCGCCCGGTGGGCCCATAACTTCAGCCGTGCGTAAGCTCCTGGATCTTCTGCCGCGCACGAGTACCCCAAAGTTCGGCATGGCCATCGTCAACAGGCTGCTCGACGAGGCATAGCATGGCAGACGAGTTCGACGCTACCATCACGAGCGACCTCGACAAGACCGTCGCCGCGTTCCCCAAAGCACTCGGGCGCGCGCTCCGATACATCACGCTCGACCTCCACGGCAACCTGGTCAAAGAAGCTCCAAAGGATCACGGCAAGCTCGCAGGTTCGTGGACACCCCAGCAGATGGGTGAGCTCTACTGGGCGATCAACAGCAAGACCAAGTACCGGTTCATGATCGAGACGGGGACGAAGGCGCACGAGATCAGGCCGAAGACTAAGAAGTCACTGGCCTTCAAGGTCCAGGGTGAGTGGGTCTTCTGCACGCTGGTAAAGCATCCAGGAACAAAGGCCAACCCCTACATCACCAGGTCGATCGACAAGACGGAGAAGCGCGTCGGCGAGTTCGTGGACAAGGCGATCAAGGAGGTGCTCGGTGGAACTGTATGAGCAACTGGACGCCATCAGGATCGCGGTCCTCGACTTGCTCAAGCCACGCACTCTCAAGGTCAACGCGGTCATCTACGGAGACCGCGCACGTAAAGACCAGATGAGGCCGCCTGTTATCTGGGTCTTCCCCGAGGACGCTCAGATTCTCCCGAGCGGCATAGGGGAGATGTGGACGTGGAGATGCACGGTGGCCGCGGTTGTTCGCAACGAGGACCCCGATGCGGGCAGGAGGCTCGCCGATCAACTGGCAGCCAACGCCTCCGCGGCTCTCGTGGCAAGCCACACGCTGAACGGGACCGTACGCAAGATCGTGCGTACGGGATACACGCCGATCAAGGTTGAGATCGAGAAAGCGGACCAGGTGCACAGCTCCGCCTACACAATGGAAGCGGAGTTCAGATACCTCGAAGGGGAGGATTAAGACATGGAAGTATTGCGCTATGCGGGCTTCGCCGAGGAGGAAAGCTTCGCGGTCAGCCCAGCGCCGTCAGCTGCGTTCGTGGTCGATCACACATCGGCCTCGCTGGACGCCGCCAAGGGCGCACAGATCATGTACGAGGGGAGCATCGGCAAGGGGCCAAGGATCCACCGCCCGGGCTACTACTCGTGCGAGGGTGACGTCGAGTACGCGTTTGACGTCCGAACGATAGGCTGGATGCTCAAGTGGGCGCTGGCGGGCTATGTCTGCACGGGCACGGGTCCCTATACACACGAGATCTACGGCGGGCTCGAGACGTTCCTGCCATCCTTCGCCACCTTCCTCGGCAAGGACAAGCACGACGGGACCGACGATTTCGAGCACGTCTTCAGCGGGTGCGGTATTGACGCACTGGAACTGTCCGTGGAGGACGGGTACGCCACCGCCAAGGTTGGGATACAGGCGGCCAAGGACTCGAAGGGGACGCTGCTGTCCCGGTCCCAGGTCGCATCCCTGTTGCCCGAGGAATACCCGCTGGTGTTCCACGAGGTCACAATGTCGCGCAACAACGTGGACATTTCGTCGAAGGTCAAGACCCTGGCCCTCTCGATAGCCAACAACCTGAACGTCGAGGCAGGGCGCTCTATCGGGTCGCGGTTCGCCCGCAGGAATCCCTCGGGGGGGCGAGAGGTGAAGCTCTCGATGAGCCTCTACTACGAGGACATGGATACGCTGGCCCTCCTGTGGGGGAGTTCTGCTGGCCCCGTAGTCGGAGGGTCAACTGAGACCCCGATGGTGATCACGTTCGACGGCGGATCAGACGGCTCTATGCAAATCATCCTCCCGCGCTATCTCGTATCCGAGGCGTCTCTCCCGACCAAGGGCAAGGACGAGATAGACCACACGGTCGAGGGTGACTGCTATGAGGACGAGGTCGAACTCGAAGACGAGGCGACCTCTGTCACCACGCAGATCTACTGCATACTCGAAAACGACCAGGCAGAGATGACAACAGGAGGCAGTTGATGGAGCGGATGACGAAGGCGCAGATCCTCGAGGGCAAGAGGGCGGCCGAGATGGTTGAGATCGAAAAGCTCGGCTGCACTGTGGAGATTCGACCGCTCACAGATGGCGAGTGGGCGCGGGTCGAGGCCGTCCAGCTCAGGGGGGTAAAGACCACCATCCGGGGTGACGATGAGGTCACGATGGACACGGGCAAGGTCAACGATAACGAGCATGCAGCTGACCTGCTGTGCTGCAAGATCGGCCTGACCGAAGCATGGGCTGACCATGAGCTAGAGTTTCTTCCCGCGGGCGCAGTCGCCGAGATCTCGAAGGCGGTCCAGGGCCTCTCGGGGGTTGGCTCGGGAGACCCTGCGAAACAGGAGGCCATCGCCCGAGTGGCGCGGTCCTTTCGCGACGAGTCCGGAGGGGCAGGAGATAGCGCTCTTGCATCTGATGGGCTTTCCTCTGGCGCCTAGCCAGTCAGACCTGATCCCAATTCAAAAGCAGTTCCTTCTCTACGCCCTGCCAATCGCGATGAACACCTTGCACGGAGAGTAAGATGGCGAACGTCGATATAGCTGTACGCGCAAAAGACATGGCCACCAAGGTCATGAAAGACGTTGAGGGCGGCAGCTCCAAAATGGGCGGGGCAATAAAGCAGCACGCCGCAAAGGCTGCCCTGGCGGTCGCCGGGATAGGCATCGCGTTGGAAGCTGCTGCGCGCAAGCAAGCGGAGCTCACGGAGAAGACTCGCAACCTCGCAGCTTCTACGGGGATCGCCGACGGGAAGATGCGGGATCTTATCCTTTCCACCTCCAATGTCACCTTCACCCTTGAGGATGTCCAGGATACGATGATCGCCGCCCGCGAGCAGGGGTTGAAGTCTGAGAAAGCATTGGTAGATTACGCGAACTACTGGGATATGGTTGCCGATGCGACAGGCGGTAGCGCGCCGGAGCTCGCGAAGGCCGGAGTGGCCCTGAATGCCCTGGGGATAGAGGCAGGGAAAGAAACGAAAGCCACGGAGGCTCTGGGCTTCGTCACCCGCGAAACCACGTCGACCATTGACCAGTTCTTCAGCTTCGTAGGCCGCATGGGTGTGTATCTCCGCGAAATGGGCATGGATATCAATGACACTGCCGCAGTCCTCGGGGTCCTCGAACGAGAACTTGGAATGTCCGGCATCGTCGCTCGGCGGGAGTTCGCGAAGGCGGTGCAAGAATCAGATGGTGACATGAACAAGATGCTCGAGACCCTCGGGGTGACCACGGAGGCGTTCGAACGATACAAGCTGAAGGTCGCCGAGTCGGGGAGCGTCCTCGAAGATCAAGCTGCTGTCAACGAGAAGACCTTCACCACTATGCAGAAACTACAGCACTGGGCCAAGGAGACGATGTACAGGTACGGGGATCTCATCGGCATGATGGGTAGCCTCGCCCCCCTTCTCATCGCCGCTCCCATTCTCATCAAGGGGATGTCCCTTGCATGGTCGGGGCTGAAGATGGTCATGGCAGGGGTAAAAGCAGGGTTTTCCTTCCTCACCAGTCTGCCCACCATCCTCAGCATGGTCCACCAGCAGGGGCTTAAAGCCACGCTCCAGGCGGGCAAACTCTGGCCCGCGATATCCAAGGTAGGAACAAAGGTCGCAGAGATGGCGACGAGCTTCGGGCACAAGGCTATCGAGGGGGCCCAGGGCGTAATAAGTGGAATCGGATCTGCCTCGCTTGGAGCAGCTGCCCAGGTAGCTATGGTCACTGCCGCGTTCGTGGCACTGGCCGCTGCCATCCTGATCATACTCGACCAGTACAAGAAGTTGCAGAAGGCGTGGGCGCAGGAGAAGGACGCGCTTGAGAACGAGAAGACGATGATGAAAAAGATGTACGAGGTCGGCGGAGAGAAGGCGGTAGTTGACTACCTGAACAAGCAAAAGGGTTCGATGAACGCCGGAACCGCTGCCATCCTCGCTCAGTATCTTGAGGATTTGAGGGCCAGAGGGCCAGGCGGGACAAAGCCCGTCAAGATGGCTGAGGGTGGCATCGTAACACGCCCGACCTTCGCGCTGATCGGCGAGGCCGGACCTGAAGCCGTTGTTCCCCTGAGGCGTGGCGCCGGAGGGTCCCGGAAGTTGGAGGTCTTTGGCACCGTCAGGGTCGAGGGCGTCAACGACAAGGGCCAGCTGATGGCCGTAATACCCGTTGTGATCGACGAACTCCGGCGAGAGATGAGGAAGTCCTGACATGGCTGACGGACTCTATACGATCGCGGAAGTGCTCATAGCCGATCACATTCGCGACGTACTGCCCATCACGAGCGAGGCGAACCGGGTCGAGAACAAGCTCATGGACGGTACCCCCCACGTGCAGACGATCGGCACCCCCATGGAGGTGCTGACCCTCACGGTCTCCGCCGAAGACACCGTGGCCGAGACGATCGATGGATATGCGGCGGCCGCCTCGCTGGTCAAGGTCTACTGGATTGATCGATGGGCCTCGGGATACATCAGGGAAGTGCCCACGTGGAAGCAGGACGGGTACCGCTACTACACCGCGAGCATGGACTTGCTGATCGTCGAGCAAGGAGATCAGTAATGCTCACCCTCCCCACGGGGATGCAGGCCAAGATCGATAGCGCCCAGCAGACCCTCTACAACAACGCTCAGCCAGAGATCAAGCTTGAGATATTTGCCCTCCCCAACGTCGAGTGGGCACGGGACACCACCACACCTCCGGGAGTCAGCGTCTCCTACAACGACATCGCCGCGGTGTCCGCCAACAGCATCTATGTTTGCGGCAACAACGGGCGCATCATCCATTGGGATGGCGAGGACTGGGAGCTGATGACCACCCCCGTCGGGGCGGGTTGGACGCTCACCGGGATATGCGCGTGGGACGACACGCACGTGTTCTGCTGCGGCTATAAGTACGGGCCGCCACATGAGAACTGTATCCTGCGCTGGGACGGTGAGACCTGGTACGGGGACTCCTTTACCTGCACAACCACGTTCTTCGGCATGCCTCAGTTCTATGACGTATGGGGCGCGGACTTTGACAACGTATGGGTTCTGGGCGATCTCGGTGTGCGGATGTTCTTCAACGGCACGACGTGGGTCGAGGACAGGGCGGCATACTGGAACTATTCGCCCGGACAGTCAGATGTCTACCAGACCCGCGCTGTGGGCATAACCGCCGACCGAGTATGGTCCGTGGGCGGCGCCCGCTACTGTTGGATCTTCAATGGTACGACGTGGACACAGAGGACTATCACAACCGACAACTGGTGCTTCTTCAACCTGAGCTTCATCAGCCAGGACGTCGGCTATGTCGTCGGGTGCAACAACCTGGACAATGACGACACCGGCGTGTTCATGACCACGGACGCGGGTGTTTCCTGGACACGGATGGACATCCCCGAAGACATGAGGGTGGGCGACGTGAACGGTGACGGTGGTATTTTCGCGCTTGCCACCGACTGCATCTACTGCGCGTCTACGGTCACCAACAAGATATGGGGCTTCAACGGCTTCGGCTGGGTCGAACAGGCAATAGATACATCCCAGTTCTACCCCCGCCAATTCTGGGTCCTCGACCGCGGGACAGCATGGGTCGTCGGGAACGGCGTCGCGAAGTCCTCGGTAGTTGAAGGATCCGTCGTGGACATCAGCAACTATGTCGCGGACGGCTCCACTACCGTGACACGCGAAAACCCCATATCCGAACTCCGGTTGGAACTTGAGAACCCCGCAGGCTACCTCGTGTCCGAGACGGGTACAAAGCTACGGGCGGGCCAGGGGCTTGCCGTGTCGTTTCGGGCAGGGTCAACGGAGTGGTTCGAGCTCGGGCGCTACTTCAGCGACAGGATAGACGGTGACCACCTGGGCCCGACGGTCTCGGTGGACTGCCGCAACTCGATCGGCAAATATCTCTCAGACCAGCCCATGCCGCTTGGGTTTCTCTACGACCTGGACGCCGTCCTCGGCGCATGGATCGCCGACCTCATGGTCGAGAGCGGGATCGCCTCGGAGATGATGGAGGTATCAGAGGAGGCCATTCCCGTGGCCATGTCGTTCCCCCGCGATACATCGGTCTACGAAGCGATCGGGCAACTACTGACCGCCCGCCCCTGGTGGCGTATGACGGAAAGGTATGACGGAGTCGTTGTCGTAGGCCCCCCGGCTGGGACCGCTGGCGAAGAGTACTTCGAAGACAAGTTCCCCGTCGTCGGTGAATACGCCTTCGAGCGCGACACGGACATCTGGAGCCGGAAGTTCACGATCGACGACAACGAGTGCTACAGGTGGGTGTGTGTTCAGACAGCCGCCGAGGATATATCGGCCGAGCTGATCGGAGAAGGCGACGGGAGCAACCGCGAGTTCTTCCTCGCGAGCACGCCCATCGTTGCCGGTTCGGTGGTCATCAACGTTGACGGGATGCCCGCAACGATCGAGTCCATAGACCATGAGTCGGGGCGGGTGGTGCTGGTCGACGCACCGCCCACCGATCGGTACGAGCATAACAAAGTACGCGTTGTGAGCTACACGATCAAGGCCCCGGCGAGCGGTGGCGGGTGCCCGCTCCGCTGGCAGCTTCACGGGTCAAACGATAACTTCATGACTGAAAAGGTGGTGCTGGATAACCGCTTCGAGGTCCTTCCCTGGACGGGGGACAAGACCTTTGTGGTCGGGGTCACAGGGGACTATCGCTGGTACTCTATCGAGGTGTTCACCTCATATGGCGGCACGATGCCTCAGATACTCGACGTGACGTATCTGAACGATGAGGACGAAGAGATCCAGCCCACCATGACCAGCGCGACCGAACCCGAACCTTACGCGGTCGAAGCCTCGAGCGAGCATCACTATCCCTACGTTAGCCCAACTGAAATCTGGTATGGCTGGTACGCGTTCGATGGCTCTGACGACACCTGGTGGCGACCAGGCGCATACACGGGTTGGCTCAAGCTCGATTTCGGAGCCACCCTCATAGCGGGCGCTGCGCAGGTCACAGCCGACTACCAGTCCAGCAACTGGGTCTACGCGGAGGTCACTCCACATGAGTACCTTGCCGTTCCCGCCAACAAGACCTATTTCGCAGAGGTCCCGAACGAGACTTCGAAGCAGGATTGCGAGAACCTGGCCGCGAACCTGGCGTTGCAGATCGGAGCCTGCGGAAAGGTCGAGACCTTCATAGGGCCGATCAGGCCGCAGCTCATCCCCGGAGATACCGCCACGATAGACCCCGGTGGCAACGTGGGGACGGTGACAACGGTCAAGCACGGGTTCGGCAAGCAAGGGTTTTACACGGAGTTCACCGTGGACTCGGGAGACCGAGCAGGAATAGCGACGATGATCTCCATGGTGAACGCAAGCATATGGAAGAAGACGAGGGACAAGGCGACGCGCTTCTATTCCGAGGAGTGAGTGATGGACCAGGTAAAGCTCGAGCGATACTGCGGCGACACGTTCAGATTCGTGGTCGCGCTCAAAGACTCTGAGGGCAATCCGATTCCTCTGGCGGAGATCGAAGATGATGAAGTTGTGGAGGGCACAGAGGCCACGGTCCGATTCACCCTCTCACTCTCTACCGCGATAGACCAGGACACCGAGGGCGTGGCCGTCGATGTAGACCATGCGGCGGGGCGGATAGACATCGTGGTCAACTACGATCTCATGGCCGTAGCTCCAGGTGAATATCCGTTCGACGTAGAGGTCACGTGGGATGATGGGATTCGCCGGACTATCGTGCTCGGCAAGCTCACCCTCTTTGACGATGTCACAAAGCCGGAGGCCCCCGATGAGTGATCCCCACGAGGTTGTAGTCACAGACGAAACTCAGACCGCCGTGGTTGAGGATGAGGTTATCGACATCACGTTCGAGACTTCCACCAGAGGCCCCCGAGGTGAGCAGGGCGAGACGGGACCGCAGGGACCCACGGGACCGCAAGGGGTAGAGGGTCAGACGGGACCAAACGGAGATACCGGCCCCCAGGGTGAGACGGGTTTGACAGGACCCCAAGGCCCTGCTGGCGCAGACGGTTTACCGGGTGCGACTGGAGATATAGGACCGCAGGGTTCCGTTGGCCCGAGGGGTGAGACAGGTGCTGATGGAGCCGCAGGACCACAGGGAGATGAAGGACCTCAAGGCATCCAGGGACTACAGGGTGAACAGGGACTTACAGGCCCCCAAGGCGAGGCGGGACCCCAGGGAGAACAGGGCCTTACAGGTTCACAGGGTCCACAGGGAGAGACAGGTCTGACCGGCCCGCAGGGGCCTCAAGGTGCAACCGGCCCCGCAGGAGCAGACGGTTCTCCCGGCCCACAGGGGGAGACAGGTCCGGCGGGAGCGGATGGTGTTGCAGGTCCTCAGGGACCAGCAGGCGAGACGGGTCTTCCAGGCCCGCAAGGGGAGACTGGTCTGACCGGGCCTCAAGGTCCTCAGGGAGAACAGGGACCAACCGGGCCGCAGGGACCCGCCGGACAGGACGGAGAACAGGGACTAACGGGCCCACAAGGTGAGACTGGACCGACTGGACCGACTGGCCCACAGGGGCCACAGGGTGAGACTGGCGCAACTGGAGCGCAGGGTCTCACAGGTGAAACAGGACCCCAAGGGGCAACCGGCCCACAGGGACCAGCGGGAGCAGACGGTGCCACTGGACCACAAGGTCCACAGGGTGAAACTGGGGCCACTGGTTCACAGGGTCCACAGGGAGAGACAGGTCTGACCGGCCCGCAGGGTCCTCAAGGTGAAACTGGAGCGCAGGGTCCCGCGGGCGCGGACGGTGCCACCGGGCCTCAAGGAGAGACCGGCGCGACGGGTCCACAGGGGGCGACAGGTTCTCAAGGCCCCCAGGGTGAGACGGGTCCACAGGGTGACCCAGGACCGCTCGTCGACATCGCCGAGCTGACCGACGTCACGATCACGACTCCCGCGAACCACGACCTGCTTGCCTATGACCTCGCCTCGCAAGAGTGGGTCAACCTAACAGCCGATGACGCGGGGCTCGTGGACAAATCGAGTGCCCAGACCATTGGCGGCGCCAAGAAATTCACCGACGACCTGACGATGGACGCCGCGAAGAAAGTAGCGTTCGAGGACGCGTCCACCGAGACGACCACGCGCATAGACCTCGAAGACGGATTTCGAATAGAAATGTACTGGAGCTAGCATGGCATTTGCAGCAGATAAGTACTCCATAAAAGCCCCCAACAGCCCAGCGTGGCTCTGGGCGACTCCGATGGACTTCACGCTTCGGGGTTCAAACGATAGCTTTGCTACTTCAGATGTGCTGGACACCCGCACTGGAGAAAACACCTGGCTCACTGACGAGGTGCGCTCTTATACCATCGCTGTTCCTGCCAACTACCGAGCCTATCGCCTGTATGTGACCGACACTAAAGGCCATGACGGAACGGGCGTAGCCGTACAGGAACTCGAATTCTACGTTAACGATGTGGCGCAGACCGTGACTATGACCACTAATGTTTTGCCGTCGCCCGTTGTCGCCTCGGCACACAATGAATTTGCTGCAGGGTATGAGGCTTTTCGAGCGTTCGACAAGGCTGGCGGTGACGCTCCTGGCGGATGGTCGTCCTATGCCGATGGTACTCATGCAGGGTGGCTTGGTTACGACTCGGGCGTGGACCCCGTGGACCCCGAGTTGCGCGGACCGCGCGTCATTTCAGCCCTCGGATTCTACGTTAAGCTGGGCGATGATGCTGGCTCCGAGAAGTTCGTGATCCAGGATTCGGCTGACAACGAAGTGTTCGCCGTCGACTCGCTGGGTGCGGTGACCCCTGATCTCAGCGGGCAGATAGACCACGGGTCACTCATCGGGCTTGATGACGACGACCACGGGCAATACTTCAACGAAGATCGCGGCGATGACAGGTACTCGCTCATCAGCCATACCCACGACAGCTTTCAGAGCAACGACGGCTGGGACTTCTTCAGCTATGGAGACTACACCGATTGGACTCGCCACTCAGCGGCGGCCCCGATCTACATCATCAAGCAGGAGGGTGGCCCGTCAGCTGCGGATCTGGATGTCGGGATGCGGGTCATCGTAGTGCTTCTGGGAGTGTCTTCATACTTCATCCTGGTAAATGCATACGAGGAGAGCGGTTATACGTACCTGGTGCTCTACGGGGGGACCGATTACGTTGTGGCGGAAGGGGCTCAGAACGCTGTGGGCTTCTCCCGAGATAAGGGTCCTAACGGCTTTCCGCTTGACCCTGCGAAGTGGACCGTAGCCGTCTCCGACGGTACCGCGCGCACTCAGGCCACCCCAGGACAGAACACGTGGTACAACATCAACAGCACCTCGATAGCGATTCCCATCGGCGCGTGGAAAGTGCGATTCGAGGCGAACGCGAGAGCGCAGTCCAACGAATCGCAGACGGCTGCATCCGTAGAGGTGTGCCTATCGACCGCGAATAACAGCGCGTCTGATACAGCCCTCGTAGCCCGCGCCGCATGTGAGGGGGCCTCCGCAACCATTATCACGGACGGTTGCCTGACCAGAAGCAAAGACCTGTTGCTCGCTGCCGCCACGACCTACTACCTCAACGCACGAACGACCAACGCCAACATGGCCTCGATCTCGTTACCCGCTGCTGGAACGTCAAGCGTGGACATCTATGCTGTCTGCGCGTACCTCTAGAAAGGCAAAACCATGTCCCCAACGCAATTGCTCATAACCAACCTCGGCGTGATGGGCGTTGTGCTCATCGGCATAGGCATATTCGGCAAGTGGTTTCTGGACCGCCTGGACGATGAGAAGGTGTGCCGCAATGAGGAGCGCAAGGCTGAGCGGGGCGAGCGAGAAGCGATGACCAAGGGCTTCCTGGATGCGCTAAACGACCAGAACGTCTTGATATCGAATCACATTGACCACATGACTGAGGGCGACAAGGAGCAAAGAGAGGAGTTCCGCAGAACGCAGGATGGCCTTGAACGGCTTATCAGCTCGGTGGATTTCCTGTGTCGCGAGATACGGGCCGACAGGGAGAAGTGCAATGGATGACCAGAGCGGCAAGCACCTGCTCATAGTCGAGGATGACGACTCCATGCGTTCCATCTTGGCGCGTCTGCTTAAAGAGTACAACATCGAACTTGCCGCAGATGGCGAACACGCGCTTGAACTTCTGAGGACTCAGCATTTCGACGGGCTGTTGCTCGACCTCAAGCTGCCCGACATGGACGGGATAGACATCCTTCACAAGGTGCGAGAAACGGGAGACACTGCTGGACTCCCCGTCATCATCGTCACGGCGCGAACGGATGGGGATGCACTTTTGGAGACGGCAAGTGCGAACGTGCTCGTGCTGAAACCATTTGCGCCCGCGGTTCTCCGGAGCGCGGTCGAGATAGCAACGCACATCGTGCAATGAAACTCTGGAGACGCTTCTGCCGCCGCCTGAAATGGCGGCTTTTTCATATGCTCTTCGTCTGCCTGGACACCGCGTTCATCTGGTCGGCTCAGACGCTGGGCTGCATCAACAGGAGGCTCCGATAGTGGCAACCCTCAAAGACATTCTTGACCGCGCCCGTGCAGAGATAGGCGCACCTGGTTCCGTCGAATCTCCCCTCGGCTCGAACAGTGGCACGAAATACCACGCATGGTATGGCGGGGTCCAGGGCTATCAGTGGTGCGCGATATTCCAGAGCTGGCTGTTCTTCCCGATGTTGGGATTCAAGTCCTATTACACAGGCGATTGGATTAACTACGGTATCCGCAACGGACTCATGGTTCTTGCCCCACAGCCCGGGGCCATCTGTGTCATGGACCGCTACCCGTATCTGGAGCAGGGTGGGATAAGTGACCACATCGGCGAGATCGAATCAGTCAACGGTTCTGCGCGAACAATGACGCTGATCGAGGGCAACTATGGGGACAGGGTAGCGCGCGTGACCCGCCCTCTCGACGGCTCGACAAAGTATTACTTCATCCTGCCGAAATACTCGGCAGCCCCCGCTCCAAAGCCAAAGCCAAAGGAGGCTGAAATGGCACTCGTAACATCAGGTATCCGCGTCCCGACCTTCGCGGCAATCTTCTACATCGGGCAGATGGGTGGCGAACCGTGGGATGTCTGGGCGAAGGTGCAGAACCCGACGGCACAGGAGATCACCGCCCGTATCGTGCCCGTGACAAACGAAGTGGCGCACGTTCCCAAGGTCGTGAAGATCCCCGCGAACCAGATTGTCGAGGTGCAGGTTGGCAGGGAACTGAACTGCAAGGGCAACACGCTTGTTACCGTGGAGCCTTCCGTACCTGCCATCGTGACATTCGACCACAGGCCGACCAAGTGAAACCCCTTCCCCGCCGCGTCCCCGTCAAGGCTGGTTGGTACAAAGTCCGCCAGGTCCCGCTCTCTGACCCGCACCTGCTCGATTGCTACGGGCGATGTGTCGTCGAGGAGGCCACGATATACATCCTCAAGACGATGACCCTCGAGCAGAAGTGGGCCACGCTGACCCATGAGTGGGCGCACGGGATAGCCGACGGGTATAACGACCTGAACATCTGTAATTCTGAGGACGCCGTGGAGCATGTCGGGCAGAACGTCCTCGCGCTACTCAATCACTTAGGAGGCACGAAATGACACAGTTTCAATCCTACCTCGCCGCCATGATAGTCCTCGCCGCGGGCGTCGGGCTGTCCGTGTTCGGGTGGGTCTGCAAACAGGAGTCCGCTGTACAGCTCGGCGGGATGCTGATAGGCGCCGCCATCGGCTGGATCGGGCTCAAGCGACCAACGGACAAAGCGGTCTGACATGAACCGCAATAAGCGCCGCTATATGCGGGCGCAACGCAAGGCAATAAAGCTCTCCTGTCGCGCTGAGTACTTCGCGTGGAAGGCAAAGCTCGCGCACGCTACCGAGATCGAGAACGCCGTAGAGCAGACGCTCGCGGACGTATTGGATTTCACAAGGTGCGCGAGCGAGCTGCCTGGCGTGGACATGGATCACTTCACGGGCAGGGTTCTCGACAGGGGGACAGATGGCGAAGACTGAGGGCAAGTACGGCACGGGCACCTGCGACAAGTGCGGAAAGAAGTTCCCGAAGGCCGCGCCTGGGCAGAAGTTCTGCGACGACTCTTGCAAACGCGCTGCATACTCTGAGCGCAGACGCAAGGACCTGGGCACCGCCGAGTGCGCTTACTGCGGCAAGACGTTTGCCAAGTCTACCGCGGGACAAAGGTTCTGCGCCCAACCCGCCGACTGCAAGAGGTTGGCCTATAACGAGTCGCGGCGGCAGGACCTTGGCACGGGCACGTGTCGATATTGCGGAGCCGAGTTTGCGAAGATCAACAGGACTCAGGCCTACTGCCCTCGCCCCGCCACCTGCAAGCACGACTATGAGGTAGCCCAGCAGCGGGTCAACACGGTGAAGCAGTGTCGCCAGTGCGGTCAGGACTTCACGGTAGACATCACTCACAAGGTCTACTGCGAGGAGTGCAAGGACACAGTTGACCCTGTTCTTGAAGCGAGGGTCAAGCAGGAACGGGAACTCAAGAAGAAGGAAGCGACCGCGGCTCTACTCGACGAGCGCAACAGGACGAACGTCGTCAAGGAACTGCTCGCGGCGAACGAGAGGGTTTCGGGCTGGCGGCCGAAGCGATTCACGTCCACTGTCAAGAAAAAGTTCTCCGAGCAACACGCGAACATCGTTCTCAGTGACTGGCATACAGGGGAGAAGATCACAAACGAAGAGTCGGGCCATTTGGCCGAGTACAACCTCGCTGTCCAGCAGAAGCGGCTCGAGACCTGCGTTAAGTCAATGGGCGAGATCGTCGGGATCTATCGCTCCGGCGGCATTCCGATCAAGCACATGAACGCACATGTCCTCGGGGACATCAACACGCAGGAGAAGATCTACAAAGGCCAGCACGCCTACATCGACGCATACACGGCCGACCAGGTGGTGATCAGCAAGAACACTATGGCAGAGTTCCTGCTGAACTGCCTCGACTTCATGGACACGATCGACGTCTACGCTGTCCCCGGAAACCACGGCCGCATGGGAGAGAAGGGCGAGGGGCCGACGTGGAACAACTTCGACTATCTCACCTACCTGTGGACTCGCGACCTTTTGAAGGACTACCCACAGATACGCTGGTTCATTCCCCGTTCCTGGTTCTATACGGTCACCATTCTGGGCTGGCGTTTCTGCGGCTCGCATGGTGACGACATCATTTCCCACAACCGCATCCCGTACTATGGCATCGAGCGGGATATCAACGACATGCGAGCGATGCTCTGGAACATCGAACAGCACCCCCCGAACTATCACCTGTTTGCCCACTTCCATATGTTCGAGAACGCCGAGCTCGTCCACGGCGAGCGGATCATGAATGGGTCAGTGGTCGGAGGATCGATGCTCTCGACAAAGGGACTCAAGCGCGTATCCCGGCCGACACAGACATTCTTCGGGCTCTCGGCGGATGTCGGCATCACGTGGCGCTATCCTCTGTGGCTGGAGAAGCCGAAGAAGAAGGCCAAGCGCAAGGCGGCTTAACCCTCCGAAATTATGCCAGGATTATTCCCAGGAATATTCCGTGATAAAGACCGAGCGTCTATCCACGGGCTGGATAGGTATTAACCACCTCATGGATAGAAACCCCTAACACTTAGGTGCATTATTGGGTAACCCTGCGCAGTACACGATCACCATCCCTCTGACCCCACCGTCGGGCAACACCTGGAACCGCATGCACTATCACGCCCAGGATGACCTCGTTAACGACTGGGCGCCACTCGTCTCAGCGGCGGTAGGCGTGGCAGGTAAGGCCTGGTTCGATCGGGCCAGGGTAGAGGCGGTGATGTACTTCAAGAGCAACAGACGTCGGGACGTTCCCAACTACCTGGTAACGCTGGACAAGCTCATCATCGACCACCTAAAGGGTAGGGTCATTCCCGACGACAATAGCGAAGTCCTGCCAGAGTATAGCCTGCGCTTCGTGGTGGACAAGAGAGAGAAGCCCCGCACTGTGGTCACCCTGATCGCATTACCTCTATATATTACTAAGCGCCCAGGCGGTTAGTGCTGTGAATAAGCAACAAGGGTTTGATTCACGGAGAGGCCGCAGGAGGGGCGCGCAGGGAGCTCTGGTATCAGACTATGTCTCGAACGTCAGCCGTGCCACGGTGGGTGTTCGAATCGATTTGAACGTCCTTGGAGTGCCTACTTCCAGACTATTTCCAAACGCTCTGGATTTACCTTCGGCCCGGGGAAAGGCCGCGGGTGGATGACCACCTTGTCGATGTAGAGCCGCAGGGCTTCCCTCTTGTCCTCCAACGTCATACCCTCCCAGCTCTCCTTCATCTCCCTGACTTGGATCCTGTCCAGGTAGACCACGTTGTCCAGCTTCGTCTCGTCCTCGAGCAGCTGGAGTCCCGCGGCGATCGCGGCGCGCTTCCCCTGCAAATCCATGTTCTTCTTCCTAAACTGATCGGGGCTGAGCAGCGGCTCCTCGCTGTCGTAGTAGTCCGAGACCAGGCGCTCGAGCGAGGCCTCCACCTGGGCCAGCTGCCGCCGCAGCTGCTCCGCGCGCGACTCTCGTTTCGGCGCTTGCTTCTTCATCCTGTTCTTCAAGGCTGTAACGCTCCGCTCGTTCACCCGTCTGAAGAACCGCTCGAGCACCCACTCCTCGGCTAGGTGCGCCTCGATCGTCACCAGGCGTTTTCCCTCGCCTGGGAATGTGGCGGCTTCCTTGCACTTGAGAAATCTTCTGGGCCCCTCTCGTGACGTGTGGGTCGTGTGTACCATGTGCGCGTCGCATTCTCCGCAGTAGACGAGCCCTGACAGCAGATAGCGCCTGGCGGCCGCGCTCTTCGTGTTCGCCCGCTCCCTGGCCTGGACGCGATCCCAAAGGTCCTGGTCGATTATCGCCTCATGCAGTCCCTCGTAGACCTCTCCCTTGTGAACGCGCTTCCCCAGATACGCCATGTTGTTCAGAGTCTGTGATACGGACGACATGTTCATGCGGCCCTTCTTGCCCTGGATCCCCCGCGCGTCCAGCTCGTGGACGATTCCCGTCTTGGACATGCCCTGGTCGCGGAGGTCGAAGATCAGGCGGACGGTCTCGGCCTCGAGCTCGACTACCTTGAGTGACTTCTTTTCGGGGACGTATACGAATCCCAGGGGAGCATGAGCGCTGTTCCACTCCCCCCGCTGTGCCTTGTAGGAGTGCATCGCCTGTAGCCGCTCGGAGAGTTGGTCGTTGTAGAACTGCGCGAGGGTGAGGAGCATGTTGAACAGGAGTCGGCCAGTCGCCTTGTCTCGTTCGATCGTTCCCTCGAGGGAAATCACCTCGACCTTTAGGGCGTCCAGTTGCCTGACCCTGGTAAGCGTCTCGTAGAGCTCGCGTCCCATACGGGTGGCGTCGTTGGTGACGATTGTATCCCCGGGCTCCAGCCGCTCGAGCATCGATTGCCAGGTCCCCGCCACCTCGATCTTCGCGCTCGGTACATCCACGTCTCCGAAGACCTCCACCAACTGGAGGCGCTCCTTGCGGGCGTAACGTTCGATGAGCTGACGCTGGATCTCAGGGGAGAGCTTCTCATGCTTCGGGTCCTTGCTGACCCGTATGTATCCATAGCAGCGGTTCATGCTTCGATTGTAACCCTGGCATGTGACAACCAGGTCAAAGATTCAGGGCCAATTCCTCGAGGCGGATCTCGGCGACGCGGCGATCGACGAGGAAGATATCGGCGAGGTCCCCGACGGACATACCGACCTCGAGGGCCCGATCATGTTCGCGGTAGACCATAGTCTCGGGCATGAGGAGCTCGGCGGCGAAGCGGTTGGCAGAGAGCTGTTCCCACGTCGGTTCGCCCGAGTTGAGGAAAGCGACCCCCTTGTGATTCAGCGCGATATGCCCCAGTTCATGCGAGAGCACCCAGCGGCGGCGACGGGGGCTGTGGGTCGTGTTCAACCAGACGAACCAGTGGCCTTTGATGAGGGCGGCGAAACCAGGCAGGTGGGGCGGGAGCCAGGTGCGCTTGACCGTGATATCCAGATCCGCGGCGACTTTATGGACACTCACGGGTGGGGCGAGCTGGCCACTGGTGGCGAGGAGTCCTGCTGTTTTCGTTCGAGTGAGGTGGCTCAATCGATCTCCCAGAGTTGTGTACTGGGAGAAGGATATCAGGGGGGTATGACAGATATCCTCTGCGCCACCGCCTACCTGCTCCTTCTCCTGGCTGACAAACCCCTTCGTCCGAGCCACGACTTGGCGGTTGGAGATTCTGTCCAGACACAATTTATGCATTCGCTTTCAATTGGCATTATCAGGAAGCTGGGATTCTCTGCATCACCGACAGGCATCAACCTTGCGGCTGTTGTGCAGCTGCCCGTGTCGCCAACCTGGTTCTTAAAAGACGATGCTATCCGACAGACGGGGAACTTCTGCCCGAAATCTACAAAAGGCCCATCGGCCGTGTCATCGGTAAGGCGAAAATCCAAGAGGGCCTGTGCCACTTCAAACAGTTTGTCGAAAGGCGTTGTGAAGGAGAGAAGGACTCCTGTGCTAGCACCGGAGACAAGGAAAGATACTACGGGTTTCTGGTAAAGCAATTTGTTGTCGCGAAGGTCTTGGACTACCAGTTCAGCGTCCGTGATGATTTCAAGCAGAGGCGCGATGCCCAAATTTACAAGGGTTATGGAAAACACTACCACAGGCTCCATCTGAGGCTCCATTGGCCACCGTTCCACCTTGGCAACACTGATCCCCAACGTGGGTTGTCGAGCGAATCTTTCCGTACGCTCTGCCGCTTGCATCATCTTAAAGGTGTACCTTGCATACAGGACAGTCGCCACAACGAGTGCGGCGGTAAGGCTTGCAATCGTCCAATCAGATGCGTTCATTGTGATTTTTCCTCCACCCCTGATAACACCCCATCCCGCAGAACGTCCTCTCCTTCCACGCCTCCACCTCGAACTCCCCTCCGCACCCCTTGCACACCACCGTCTTCATCTCCCGCGGCTTCCTCTTCGCCTCTCCCGTCGCCCTGTTCGCGCACGCCTTTGAGCAATACGCCTGCTGCCTAGTCGCCGTCGGCGCCACCTCGACGTTCTTCCCACACCCAGCGGCGCAGGGTACGGTCACCCGCGGCTTGTAGTTGTAGCGCTTGGCCCCGCGGAAGTCGGCGGTCATGCAGTCCCTCGAGCAGTAGCGGCGGTCGTGCTTTACCTCCCAGGCTGTGGCGCGGAAGGGCTTGCGGCAGGCGGGGTTGGCGCAGGTGAGGGTGGTCATTAGAACCGCCACTTCTTCGGGCGGACAATCACGCCCACATCGTCTGCGAGCGTCTCGGGGAATTGACTCGACTCGAGTATCCCCACCCTAATGGGTTTGTAGAATGTGGCCGCGCTTTGCAAGCTGCGGCTCATCTTCTTCTTGGCGAGATATGGGTTCACCACGCCGACTGGCAGATGCAGTTCCTCTTTGATCACCCTGATGGGTTCAGCAAGGTCGGAATCATTCGAGATGACAACGGCTGCTTCATACTCACCGCGGAAGCCGTCCAGGAGCAGGTAGGTGGCGAGGTTGACATCCGACCCCTTCTCTTCGGTTTTGATGACTTCAACGGTTCTTGCCCCATCGGCGAGTGGTTCTGCGAGCGGCATTCTCACTTTGTGGGACAAGAACGTGCCCATGTGGACCTCAAGGCAGTCGATAGTCTTGAGCGCTCGCAGATACACGTCCTGGCGGTGAGGCTTCTTTGTGTCATTATCGAACGGCTTGAGGCTGGCTGTGAAATATCGGATCCTGTGGATCTCGTTCTGAGGATATAAAGCCTGGCACAGGGCCCTGACGTTGAGCCAGCGGCAGTGCCTGTTGTCCTTGAGGCAGCCGTAGTAGAGGTTGAACCCATCGATGTAGAAGTTGGTCTTGCCGAAAGCCACCGCTCAACAACCCCCAGAAATAGCAAAGGCCGCCCGTGAAAGGCGACCTCGCTCCTAGAACCCTAAGGCGCTAGGGCAGTTCATACCAGGATTATCGTCAACCCTGAACCAAAGGTCAAGCAGGCCAGGGAATGATTGGTAGTGATTGCCATTGATTATCGGGGCCACGAAACACATCTCCTTGCATCTCGACAGACTAAGGTAGCGACTGCCTACGAATCGTCGTTTCCGCGCCACTTGCCTCCTGGGCTGCTTGTACTAGAGCCTCATATCGACTCAATTCGTTCTCGAGCTCGCTGATCTGCCTGGGCCCATCATTGCGCAGAGCCTTCAGGTCTGCGAAGCGCTCACCATAGAGCTCCTCGACGAGATCTCCATAGCTTCTTGCCATCCTGTTCAGAACCTTGAAGCGAGCCTCGTTCTCTTCCACCTCTGCTCGTTTCGCGGCTATCTGGATTTTCAGGTTTTCGATGGTCTCTTCGAAGTCCTTGCTGATGATTCTTGCGCCTTCCTCAAGCGGCTTTTCTTCCATACGACTCTCCTTTCTTGCTTTACTGTCGTCAACACAGTCGACCTCGCTATTCGTCTTCGGATGCTGGGATGCCACCACCAATCATGCCAGGACCCTGGGACTCGCGTGGCAGAAGAATGCTGGGGGTTTCGTCTTCGTCGGCAACAACGCCTGGGGAATCCTCATTGCACTTGACTTCTCTCTTCGCAGGAACCTTCACTTGGCGTGTCTGAATCCGCCCAACCTTCTTGCACGCCTCCGCAGCCTTGTCCCCCTCGGTCACCTCGCGCTTCAGCACTTCTCGCGCAAGCAACTCCTTGATGTCGTCGTTCCCGATCTTCACCCCGGGCGACACCTTCTTCAGCTCTCGCTTGATAACCCCGACAACAGGGTCGCTCATGATCAGGGCCCCGAGAACGAACCTGCTGGTCGCTTGCTTCTGGGCGTAGTAGTCGGACAGCGCCGACTTCATGGCGCCTTCCCGGGTGAGCGGGTAGAGAAGCTCGGCCGTGCTCGCCAGGCGCGAGTTGAGTTCGAGCAGGTTGTACTCCATCACCAGGTCCTCGCGGATGTGCTGCCCGAACTCCATCTTGTAGATCTGCCAGATGATGCCGTTAGTCAGCGCCACCCACTCGCACCCCTGGTTTGCTGCATAGTTGGCTGCCTGGCGCAGATGCTTGTCCTTCAGATCCAGGCCGATCGCCTTGATCTCGATGAGGACGCACAGCTTTCCCTCGACGGTCACGGCCAGATCGCAGTAGGTCCCGCGGATCATGTGCTCGCTTGTGACCTCGTGGTACTTGTCGTAACCGAACACCTCGCCGAGTAAGTCTGTGACGATCGAGACGGTGTCCGACTCGTTGACATCGCGGTCAAGGGCTGAACGGAGGATTGGTTGGAAACGCTTGAGGGCGTCTTTGATGCGGGTCTCGACCTTCGCGGGAATCTTGGCCATGGGAGCCTCCTTTTCTTCAGGCAACTATTGGGTTGGCGCAGGTGAGGTCAGTCATCGTGCGCCCCTCGAGGGTGGCCAGGCTGTTGCCAGGCTCCCGCTGCTTTTATCTCGCCTATCTTGATGGAACTGTCTCATTGAATCCATTTTCGGAATGAACCTCGATATCATCACCCGCGAGGTCCACAGTGATTTCTCCCTGTTGGTCCGTCCTCAGAACAGACCCATACCCTGTCAACAGTAACACTGCTTCTTTGTTGGGATGCCCATAAGAATTGGCGCCGACGGAGATGATGCTTATGTCGGGGGCGATGGCGGTGATGAATCGAGCATCAGCGCCATTTTGGCTTCCATGATGCGATGCCTTCATCAGTTCAACGTCAGGCAAAACCCCACTGGCCATCTGCTCTTCTGCTTGGATCTCCGCATCCCCAGCAAGCAGGAGGTTGCTGCGTCCCTCGGTGATCAGCAGAACAATACTACTGTTGTTGGCACTGGAACTTGTGCTGCCGCTTGGGTTAAGCACTTGGACGCGAGCGTTGCCCCATCTGGCTCTCGTACCCGCTGACACCCCGACGATTCTTATGCCTTTCTTTCGAGCGGTGTCCTCTAGCGTAGCCCAGCCTGCAGCCATTGAATTGACTGTCGATGGCTGCCATATCTCGTCGACCTTGAACGTGTTGAGAATTGATACTCCCCCTCCATAGTGGTCAGCATGTGCGTGCGTGAATACAAGAACTCGCACCTCGTGGCAGCCCCGTTCTTTTAACTCCTCGACAACATGTCCAGAACTGCCGGGCGGTCCGGCATCAATGACCCCAAACTGTTTGGTGCCGTCTTCGCTCCACGATACTAGGCAAGCATCCCCCTGGCCGACGTCCAAGAAGTCGAGGTGAAGGTTGCTGGGAACTGCCGTGTCCGAAGTCGCTACTTGCCCACCTGTATTCGAAGAACAACCGGCGAACAGGATGAGTACTGCAAGGAGTAGGCAGATAGATGCTGCTCTGATGCGCGTTTTCTCGTACATTGTTCCCCGCCGAGATTGATTCCCCGTTGACGCTTTAATAGAATACACCCTGCGGCACAGGCAACATAACTGCTGGGGGTGGCAGGCATGCGCAAATCAATCGTGTTCGTTTTACTAATGTTCCTGGTCTTAACATCCTTGCTGCTAATTGTAGGATGCGGCCAAACAGAAACCACGACAGAGCCTTCGACCACCATTGAGGAGACAGCACCGGCAGCTACTGGTGAGACAACCACGCCTGTTCAAACGCAACCGGCCGCGCAGCCGGTGCAGACTCAGCCAGCGGTGGCCCCGGCTCCCGCCCCCGCCCCAGCACCCACCGAAGCGATGGTTGTAGTCACTAGAACTGGCGAGAAGTACCATACGGCGGGTTGCCGATATGTGACGGGCAAGACTGACACCAGGACAATCCCCCTGTCACAGGCAAAGGGAGAAGGCTAC